TTAATTCGAGATTGTACATATTGGCCTTGCCCCAAGTTCGAAACTTCTCAACCTCCTTTTTCCCCATGTCATCCAGGCACTCGAACCATCCAAGGTCTGAATACTCGGCCACACATTTTTTCGCTTCTTCATATCGCCCTTGCATGGTGAGAACAAACCCTTTGATCCTGAGCCCATGACCATAATATACCACTAAATGCCGGTCAGTATGTAGGTTTTTAACAAAATTTTCTTTTTTTAATCGGTCATAAACAAAAATAGAACATTCATACAATTCGTCCCCATAGCGCTCGACCCTTTTCCAGTCACCAAGTGAATAGCAGACATTCGCCAGCAGTAACAAAGCATCAAGTCGCGTTTCTTCTGATAGGCGGCTATAGAACGGCTCAAAGCGCTCTAGCGCTCCCTTATTTTCTTCCGTGCTAATTCCAACGAGGCATTGAAACAGCCGGAATTGACACAGGAGAAACGTTTGATCGTTATGATCTGACCGTTCAGTGATAATACGATACAAGGGCGCTGCTTCTGCCTTCTTTTCCTCTTTGAAAAGTTGCTCTGCTACAGCATAGAATTGATCTTTCATTTCTGCCCCAAACCCTAGATTTGTCATTTGCCCCAAACACTCCCTTCAAGAGATACCATAATATTACATCTGGTAGTTTTCAATGGCAATATAGAACATTTAGAGGAGATTAACCGATTATCAGCAAAAAACAGAAAAAAACGAGACTAAAACAACGAAATTTGACATCAAACGTCAATTTAAGACATATTTTTACAATCAATTTCAGAAAAAGCCTATCAATATCGCTTAATCTAGTACTACTAAATGCTCATAAAAAAGTAGTTTTGTCCCATATGATTATATTGGTATACATGGTACTTTTTAGGAGAACAATTTAGTCGGCCGACCATTGTTCAAAATCAATCAATTTGGAGGGATGTGGCCGGATTTCAAGTGCGTGAGCGCATCGAGAAGCTTTACGCGAGCGGTTGTTTTTTTTATAGGGCAAAAAAAAGACACTAGCGTGTGCAACATTTTTATTTCATTATCCGTTTAAGTATTTAGGGTTGAATAAATTCCCAAATATAACTTGTTTTAGGATAATGAAAAATTGGGCTCGGTGGGAGGTGAAAAATGGAATAGCCCTGCATTTTAGTTTTTCTCTAAATGCTTATGGTCGGGGAAAGTCAGGAACGTATTCTGTATCTGTCTCGGATCGGCGCGATATTTGAACGACCATACGGCATCATACTATTTTTGTATTTAATGGTTTACAATTCCATATTATTGCATTAAAATACAATTTAGCTAGAAAATAATTGATTATATTTAGTAAAGGAGTCGAAGCGCATGAGGCAAAAAACTTTGTTTTCTCTGGTGGTTCTTATGTTATTTTTATTAGTATCAGGTACATCTTACGCTGCAACCACCATTGTCTACGATGGGGGAACGAACTGGTCCCAGGGGACCAATACCGGTGATGTAGGTATTCCCAAATCATCTGCTTGTGGTTATGACGGTAAAATGCGTTGGGTTAATGGAAATGGATATAGTACAGAGTATGTGTGGGGGAGATGGGATTATAATGTACCTTTTAATACGGATATTTCGTTACAGTATCAAGTATACATCCCCAATTGCAATTCTAGCGCATCCGTAAATTATTGGGTTATTTATGGCACGCAAAGTACTACTGTTTCCGTTGATCAGAACCAATATGTGGATGCATGGGTTAATTTAGGAAATTACTTTATTCCTGCAAATAAATCGTATGTCCAAGCTTTTATTAAATTGTACAACGATAATCTATCCAATGTTTACAAAGTAGGTTTTGATGAAGCTGCTTTTAATCAAGATTAGCTTATGATAAACCTCTAACTAAAAATTCAACCTTGAGAGGTGTAATTATGAGTATCAAGAAATATGTTACATTTACAATCATCGCTGCAGGCATAGTCGGAGTTGGTGCGTCAATTTATACAAAAACAAGCTTAACGCAGCACGCTGAAGCTAGTGATGCAGGAAAGAATAACGCCGTTTTTTCTAAGGCTAAAGAAGATATAAATAATATTCCTGTCATTAAAAACAAAGCACTGAATACGAATGCGAATTATTCGGTTTTGGAAGGAAGTATTTCAAGAACGTTTCATGAAAATGGGGATAAGCAAATTGTAGAGTTTACAATTGAACAGCCCGGCCGATTCCATGCAAAACACATACCAAATGCCAAAAATCCAAATCTATTCGAAGAATCTGTTAATGATGGGACGTTTGTTAAAACCAAAGGTTCAGACGGTAAATTAAACGAAAGCATCCCTCCTTCTATAGCTAAAAAGGAAAAAGCTCAAGATCTTGATCTTGATAAGAAGATTTCTCCTGATTACAATGGCACCTACTTGCCTTTCGGTGGCGTTAACGAAATGCTTCATCCTGAAATGTTCATTCAGGGGGCACTAAATAGAGGTAAAGTCACCGTTAAAGGCGAAGAAAAAATTCTGGGTCGTGACGCAACCGTGATTGTAATTGACCGCGATGTTAAAGAAGGCAAAATAGGCAACAGACAAACGTTTTGGTTTGACAATCAGACGGGAATTATTTTAAAAGCTGTAGATGCGGATGGCGATAAACCTCTTAGAACAACTGTTTTTGAAAAAATTAAATTCTCAGATAAAGCAAATGAAGCTATCTTTAAGTCTTTAAAGTAAAAATCTCAGCTTGCAAATCCTCATTTCCCCGGCACAGCCACTGCCCTTTTGCAAACCCGTGCGAAAAATTGGGGATTTCAGCCTTGAGCGACGATTTTGATTTCGTGGAACAATGCAAAAAAACGGCTCTTGTTCGCATCCTGAACAAGAGCCGTTTTTTATTTGTTGCCTCTTCGAATTGGTGGTTTAAAGGTTCCACGTTGTTTTTGTTAAACCTCAATTTGTTGCCCCGAAGCCTTCCGCAGCTCATTTGCGAGCCAATGAATGTAATCGGCCTGCTCCTCATACGCTGCGGCCGTGGTGCCATCTCCAGCCTGTTCTGCCTCCTGCCGTTTTGCGTCCAGCTCCTTCCATGCCGGACTCATCCAAGTACCGATAACTGTATTGGCTACACCTGCATCAAGCATTGGCTCCTCCGCCTCTGTATCATATTTTTCAAGCTCATATTCAGAAATGATGTGATTCAACTTTTTTGTATAGGCCGGATCGGTCGCATAGCCGCAGACCCGGAGCATTTCCGTCTGTTCCTGCGGCGTCTGAGCTGCGCGTACACGGTCATATCGGCTCCATTGGAAAAGTAGATCCTGATCGCGGAAACAATCTTCTATGCAGTCGTAGGCCCTCCAATGAGCTTGCACCCCATCCACGCGTACGCCGTTGTACACTTCCCAGGTCTTTGTACTTACCGATTTTCCTTTCCAAAAGCCGTTAGGCTGGCCGCTGCCGACTTTGTATCCTACGAGGTTATTCCATGCGTGGATTTTCCCGCCAGTCTCAAGCAAAGCCTGGGCGATCCGGACGGAAGGAAAGATCGGGGACCCTTCCTTCCGCAGTTGCACGGCGATCGGTGCGAGCCTTACGACGAATTCTTCTCTTGTCATCGGTTCTCCCCGCCCTTCCCTTTGCCCCGCAGCACCTCAATAGCCTGCTGGAGAATCGGAGGGAACGATACGCCCAGCCGCCCGAAGTTTTCGAGCACACTCAGCAGTTCGTTCGCCATCACATAGAAAACCGTCGCATCTCGGAATAGATGGGCGTCACCAAGCGCCGTGTCAATTAGGTGTGCGATAGCAACAACAGCAAAAAGACACACTTTTTTAACGATTCCCCATAACCCGATTTCGGAGGAAAGCTTCCCCTCCTTGCCCCCTGCTGCTACGCCTGTCGCATAATCGAACACAACGAATGCAAGCAAGATGGACAACAAACCGGACCAACCTCCAAACAAAAATGATGCAGCGGACCCACCAACAGCAACTATACTTTTGAAAAATGTATCCATGTTAAAGCCCCTTCCGCCCTCTTTCCGGGCAATGAAAATAACCCCGATCAGACCGGGGCGTTACGCTGCATATGTGGCTTTTACTCCATGATAACAGCAGAAGCGTACACCTGATTTAATACCCCTGCCCCCACTTGCACCTCAACTGTACCGGACTTACTAAGGACATACGTTACAGGTAAAGTATAGCTTCCTACAGCGTAAGGCTGTGATGGCGTCAGGTCTAAGTACTGCGTACCAGGCGGCGATCCTCCGCTTGCATAGTCCGTGTACTTTATTCTTATCGCCACGGTTGTACTTGTTGCTACTCGAAAGTATACAGATACGCCCACCATTTTATCCGGGGTCGATGGTGTAACTGATAGAATGGCATTGTAGTCAGGAGCTGTAATAAGCTTTTCTGTGACTTGATGACGGAACGAACTGATCGCCTGGGCGGTACGAAGCGGGGTCATATATTTGTCATTGGCCGTTCCCGCCTCTGCCTCACCCTGCGATGCAATACCAAAATTCTCGACATTGCCAAGGCCGACATCCCCTTTCTCCAGGGAGACAGCACCCGTTTTTCCGGCCACGCTTTTGACTGGTGCAAACTTATCAATCGCTTGCTTCGTCCGCTCCGGCGTCATGTAGGAGGCTCCATCCGTCCCAGATTCGGCCTGCTGCTGTGTGGAGACCGGATAATTCTGCACATTTTCAAGCCCGATTTGTTTCTTCGTGACAGCATGCGGATTATTTTTGTCGTTGATATGAGCATTCAACTGCGCGACGGTTGCGTATACGAGCGACCCGTCGATAACCGCGCTGACGTTTGGGGCATTCCCAACCAGCGTCACCACATCAATCTGCTTTTCGATCATATCAGGGCCGCCGCCTGGCGGGATATATTCGGCATTGTTCCCGGCATTTGCATAGCAGTATAGTATTTCACCTGCATCCGGATCTTGCGCGTATACGCCAAGCTCGCGGAAATAGAATCCTGTTGTGACGCTTTGGTTGGACATGGATGCGCCGACAACGGCCTTGCCGCCCGATTGGGTTTGAAGCTTGTTGAGCGGCAGCGACATCTTCAGGTCAATCAGCCCGTTCAGGTTTGGGATCGATTGGCCGGCGAGCTGCCCGGAGCCGATTCCAATTCTCGTATACTGCAGCTGGGTACCTGTTTGCGCCTTGGCCTGCAGCGCACGTCCCCGATTGGTGATTTGCATCCCCCCGAAAGCTCCCATATACTACACCACCTGTTCTACAGTCATAAATTCGCCCATGTGCAGGGCGTTCCCGAAATACAAATCCATCTCTCCAACGGTCGTGATCTCGATCGATTCAAGCCATGACCGGGTATTTTTCACGGAAGCAATTGCCGCAAGGAATTCCTTTGCCCGTTCGCTCGTGGCGGCCGGGTCGCTCGTCGTCACTTTGAAATGATACGGCTGGCCGCCGTATTCCCACCACTCGATGACTTCCCCGCTGCCGAAGATGGTCGTAATCAGCTCCGCGACCGCCGACGGCGTTCCTTTTCTTTTGTGCCACCGCAGGCTATTCCGGACCAGCTCCCTTTTTTGCTCCAGGGGAAGCGACGGTGTGTAGAAGTCAACGTGCCACTGCCAGGCGAGCTGATCAACCCATTCCTCCGGCAGCGTGTCGATGTGGTGAACGATAGCGACGCCGGGGATAATGTCCGTCACCTGCTTCAGTTCTCGGTCAATGGATTCAGCTGCAGCTTGTACTTTCTCATCGTCCCGCAGATTCGGAGGGATGAGATCCAGCAGCTTCACTTTGCCGATATCAATCATTTTCAAGCCCTCCATAGTTCGCCGTTATCGTGCCGGCTATCGCAACATCGGTCGGAGCGACAACGGTAAATGTTGGCGAAACGATCGCGACCCGGCGCGCGCCGGCGTTCATAATCAGGCGCGTCAGCTCCGAAGGGTTTATATCGCGACCGATTTTTGATTTTTGCCAAGATACATAGGCACCGATGGCACGCTGCACATTCGTTTGTATGGTCGTCGCCTCCGTTGCATTGGCGCTATCTATCCAATATGTGAGGTCGATATCGTATTTGACCACGTTCGGCGCCTTCACTGTAACCAAGTCGGTCAATGGCCGGACCGTTTCCGCGTTGCAAGCGGCTTTCACGGCGTCCAGGACCTCCTGCGCGGGCAGCTCGCCGCCAACCATGAGGACCCGGATCTCGACTTCCCCCGGGTTCGGAGACCAGACCAACACATTCATGATATCCTTGGACGCCGTCCGCGCCCAATACTCGTAGGCTCCCGTTGGTCCAGCGACCGAGAATCGTTCGGGCGAAATGTAGATCCGTTCCCGGTACGGATCGTCGGCTTCCTCGTCTGCCCCGCCGTTGCTTTCTGTAGTATTCGCCACGTTCGAAATGAAAGGCAGCGGGTCGACCAAAATATTGATCTGGCCGGGAATGTACCCATTTCCGACAACTCCGGCCGTAAGGCATTTCACAGGAACGTCCACATGCAGCTCGCCCGGCTTGATTTCGCCCACGGCTGCCACCGCAAAAAACAGATCATTACCGGGACTCACCCGGGTCCCGGCTGGGATCAGGACGACTTCCGGCCGTGGCGCCGACAGGTGAAAGCGGACTGTCGTCATGGACGGCGTGGCCGGCAGCCGCGGTGTCTCCATGTATGCCCCCAACTGGTCCAGGAAATCCCCGCTTGCGTACCGGAGCAGGTTCATTTTGGCAGCGTGGTTGATTAGGATACGTTGTTGAACAATCATGTCCCCTACCGAATATAAAAAAAGCCGCACCGGGTCGCCCGGATACAGCTTTTGACCAGATACGGCCTCGTAGACCGTCACCAAATCGGTTTTGATTTTTTCAGGCTCTACCGGTACAAACTTGATATCCTGGAGATCAAAAATACCATTCACACCGTGCCCCCCTCTCGCAATCGAATTTTCACAACAGGCAGGAGCCGGCCCTCTCCTTCTTCCGCCAAAAAGTTGACGCTCACAACCTCGACCCGCGGCTCATACTTCCGGACGGCGTCAATAATCCGCCCCGATAGCAGCGCGCGGGCCACCTCGATCGGCGTATCAATGTCGACGATATCGATGCCAAACCCTCGGTCAAGCGGAACGGTACCCTGTACGGTGGTCAGTATGGTCCGGACATTTTGAATGATCGCCTGTAGGCCGGTCGCCCCGAAAATAACCCCTGTCGATTGCGTTGAAACCGTATATTCCACGCCTGGCACCCCCTACACATATTCTTTCAGCGTCAGTTCGGCCTCGGCCGTGATGACATGACCGTGGTTATCCACGGCCGTCCACGTTTGGTTTATAGACTCGATGTACCAAAGCCCCACGCCGAGCCCCTTCCCGCCGATCGTGAGCGTCTGGGCCGTTCCGGAACGCGACATATCAAGCAGCTTGTCGAGCTCTGTCCGCGGGTTGATTCCGTAACGGATATCGAAACGCATCGTGAAGGATAGCGAGTCCTGACCCGGTCCGATATACTCCGCTTTCGGGTATTTCAGGTGGATCTCATGAACTGCCCAGCGTGCCGCCGTCGTGCGGGAAAAACTTTGAAACGTCCGAATCAATTCTGCAGAAGCCACAAATATAACATCGCCAAATGAGCCAATCATACCGATACGCCGCCCCCCGTGATCGATCCGTCGACCGTTAAGTTGCCGGAAATATGAACATCACCCGCAATTTCAAGGCCGGACGCCGCCTTGATGATGACTTTTCCTTTGGCATGAACCGCCAGCGTGCCGCTGGCCTCGTCAAAATCAATGTAGCTCCCGTCCCGATACCATGTTCCGCGCTTTTCAGGGGCCGTTGTCGGCGGTGGAGACGCATTAAAATAAAATGAGCCAAGGCAAAACCCTGTTTCCAAGCCATTGCCAAGGAAAAGGCAAAGGACCCGATCGTTCACTTTGGGCAGCACGTATTCCCCCGGCAGAACGACAACCGGCAGAAAATCCGAAACTAGGTCATCCCGATCCGGAAAGACGACACGCACCGCGCAACGGTCCGGATCGATGACGGAAACCGTTCCTACGCGAACCATATTTGCCAATGTAGCCATCAGTACGTCAGCACCTTTCTCAATTCGATCGAAGTCTCATACCCATTCCCGCCGACGGTGTGCGTGGCCGTCTCGATGTAATATTTATTGTCGAATTTTCCGAATCCTTGGACTTCCACTGTCACGCCCTGTACGAGCACCGGATCGCCCATCAATACCATGCGGGCCTTCTGTGCCTCCTTGTTCTTCTGGCGAAGCGCCTTCCGGGCCTTCCGGATCGCCTCCGCCTGAGAGGCCACCCTTTCGTTGATCTTGAGCAACGGCCCATCGCCTGGCGCCCGGAAAGTACCCGAAATGGTGCGGCCGCCTTTGCCGTCCGTATAGCTGACTTGGCAAGCGCCGTATGCTGCATCGATTGCCGACAGGTCGAACGAATACGATTTAATATCGCTCTTCCCGCGCGTGAGGGCTTTCACAGGCGGCATGGATTCGTATTTTAGATCGTCGAAAATGACGAGCGAGTCGTTTGTAACTTTGAGCGTGAGCCCTTCCTGCTCGGCCAGCCGGTCCAAAAAGGCAAGATCCGTTTGCTGCGTCTGATCAACACGATCAAAAGTCACGTCATCCGTTTCAAACATGAAATTGAGACCTGCATACGAAGCGATGCGCTTCGCAATTTGGGAAAGCGTTACTTTTTCCCAGGCTTTCGTTTTCTCCTCGTTTTTGAGGCCGGAAACCGGCGGGAAGGAAGCAGCTTTGATATCAACGGTGTCCGGGGGTCCTGCAAAGCCGACGGTATCGACTTGGAAAGTACCGCAAGGCAATGAAACTTTCGTGCCATAATCTTCCCAGTGATGCAGGATGATGTTGGCTTGAATGCGGTCGCCGTTCTGTGGCAGCCACGGATCGCGCCACATTTGATACCAGTCCGCGAGCGAAATCTGCAGGTCATCCGCCTTCCCAGTGCCATTGTCGGTATATGAAAAAGACAGCAAAAAAGGCGCGATATCCTGAGAGATATTCACGCCTTCGTATACGATTTCGATTTCCGCTCTACGTGTGTTCATAAGCCGCTGCTCCTTTTCCATGGCGGGAGGTCCGCGGCCGGCTTCGGCGGGATCGTAGGGACGGTCAAGCGAATGCCGGCTGAAAAAAACACGGTCCGGATGTGCTTCGGATTCAACTCCATCAGCGTCGACATTTGGGAGTCGCTGCCGAATAGCTTGAAGCTGATCACATCCCAGGTATCACCCTGGATCGTAACGTATTCAGACATTGAAATTCAGCCGCCTTTCTTGCTTCATCATAGCCGAAAATCGTCGTTCAAACTCGTCCTGCGCCTTTCTCAGCGCTTGTTCGAACTGTCCGCTGGCGTCCGCTCCGCCGCCCTGCACCGTAATTTGAGGCGCGAAGGTAACGGTAACATTGCCGCCGCCAGTATCACGCCCCATAATTCGGTTGGTCGCGTCCAGAAGTGCATGCGAACGCGGCGAATCGTTGAGAGGGATGTACGCCTCCGGCCCAGCCTCGCCAAATACGCCGAAGTGTGGAGACGTGGCGAATCCGCCTTCAGCATACGGCTTGGGATTCACAAACATAGGGGATGCAGGCTGCTGCTTGGGTGTATTTTCCTTGATGAACCGTTCTGCCAAGTTTACATTGCCCCATCCCGAGTTCTGCCAAGCCACCGATACATTGATCTTCTTTTCGGTCGGTATCAAATTCATTTCCTTATTAAGCTGAATAACGGCTGCGGCAGCTTCATTAAATCGTGCCTTTTCTTCGGCCGACAGCCGATTGAATTTTGAAGCTTGTTCTTCGAGCTTGCCGCCAAGGTTCAGCTCAATGAGATTTTTCTGTGCCTGATACAGCTCTTCATAACTTGACTTGGATTGCCCCAGTTCTCCCAGCTTTGTGACATACTTATCTATGGATTCGATTCTTTTTTGGGTCAAATCATCGATGGTATCGCCAAGGCTCATAAGTTGCGCGTTAGCATTAAAATGATACCCAACACTTTCCCCGACTTCATTGACCTTTTTTCGAAGCTCTTCCAAGCTGGCAGTACGATCATCGGACGGTGTCTGTTGCATGATCTTGGCAAACTGGACTTCGAACTCCCTGAATGCGGGTATTGCTGCATCCATAGCAGCTTTTTGTTTTTGAAACTCGGCGGTTTGTTTCTCAAGAGAACCAATCTCGTCTTCAAGCTTCGTTGTGTCCCGGCTCTTTTCTGCAACTTCTTTTTCCAGCTTGAGACGTGACAGCTCGCGTTCTGCATCAGATTCCTGTTTGACTAACCCCAGCTTTTCCTTGATTTTTCCGTTTTCAACGTCGTACTGGGTGATTGTTTGAGGATGCAGTTGCTGCAATTGCTTGGTGATTTCGGCCAAACGCGCCTTTTCAGTAGTCAGATCTTTGGAAGAGTCCGTGTTACTTTTTATGATCTTATCAAGCTCCCGATATTCCCATACCAGGTCATTCGTAAGCTTCGCTTTATTGGCAACTTCCTTGTAATTGTTCGAGGCTTCCTGGAGCTCTTTTCCCATATTTATGAGCTGCTGGCGGGCTTTCTCCTGATGCTGCTTATATGCGATAATGCCCAGCGTAAGAGCCCCGACAGCAGCAACGGCAATTCCAACGGGGTTCGTGAAAAAAGTTAATGCCGATCCGAGCATCCCCACCGACCGGCTTGCGAACGAGGCACCGGTGGCTGCCTTTGCGACAGCTCCTTCGACCATTCCAAAACCTTTCACAACACTAACGGCATTCTTCCCGATCATCGCAGCCGGCACGGCCAGCGCAAGAAATTTCATGAGATCCTTATTTTCGCCCGCCCAGGCCGCCAGTTTTTTAAGGACCGGCATTAGATCCTGTGCAATTGGGAGGATTAGGTCCGTCATCAGTTGCCGGCCGATCAGTTGGAAGTCAGCGCCGATCGTATCATATTTGGTTTTAGCGACTTCATCCATTGTTTGCTTGGTCAAATCAAACTGACTTCGGGCTGATCCCATCGCGGCGATAACCGTTTGCTCCAAATCCTCGAATTGCGTGCCAAAAAGAGCGACCCCGAGTTGGTTACGTTGGAGCGGATCTTTGATCGCCTGCAACTTAGATATGACCAGTTGCATCGCTTGCGCGCCGGTTTTTGACCCATTGGATAGATCGGTGAACAACTTTTCAGAATCGCCGAAAATGGAGTACAGCGCGTTCATCGCGTCGGAGCTGCCTTTTTTCAGGTTGTCGACGAGCTGCTTGGCCGTATCCTTGGAAACATGCTGCAGCAGCTCCAAGTATTCCGCCGATTCGGTGCCCCCTTTTGTCAGCGCAGCAGCAAAATCTTCGATATTATTCGGGGCAAAAAGCTGGGCCATAGCCTCCGTGGTTGATTTCGAACCGTCTTTCAGCCGGATATTGAATTCCTTCGCGGCGTCACCAACCTTGTCGAGGTTGAAAGCGCCGGCTTCAAGTCCAGCCGAAAAAATATCGAACATTTGATTCGCTGTGAATCCCAGCGCAGCAAATTGCGGCGCGTATTCATTTGCGGAATCGAGCAACTCGTTAGACTTATTGAGCCCTTTTTGCGCACCTTGGGCAAGCAGGTTATATGCTTGACTGCTATTGATCCCAAATTGCTTCACCATTGTATCGGCTGCCTTGACCGACTCTTTCACATCTTCCCCGAATACATCCCGGAAGGCGATGGCATTCCGGGTCGTCTCCTTCAGCGTATCGCCTTCCTGCTTCGTCACCTGCTTTGCGACCGTCAGAGCGTCGGTGATATCCTTGAACCCCTCCCCAATTGGGGTACGGTACAATTCCTTTGCGATCTTCTCGACTTCCGCCATTTCGGTAGCACTCGCGCCGGTCGCCGCTTGCACTTGCTTCATAGAGGATTGAAATTCTCCGACAGTTCCAACAATGTCTTGAAATGAACCAACTACACCTTGAACAATGGTAAAGGCGCCCGTATACTCGGCTACCCGTTTCAGCGTATCGCCAAAGCCACGTGCATCTTTTTCGAGTGATTCGATGGTATTTCCGGCTTTACGCGCGTCGGCCCCAATGCGGTCAAAGGCGTTCGATTGTGAGAGCTGCCGCAGGTCCTTTTCAATATTTCCGATGCTTTCCGATGCACTGCCAAACGATTTTCGGAATGACGATTCAAGCTCGGCGTTTAACTTGAAAGCTATTTCATATTCTCTACCCTTATTTGCCATGACCGGCGCCCCTCCTTTCTTTCAACCGATTTATCCGCTCGATCCAGTCAACCAATTCCCGAATGGGAAGCGAGAGAAAAAAAGGGATCGGCGTATAAGTGACCATTGAGAGAGAGGCGGCCAAGTCCTTGACGCCGATTTCTTTCGTCAATCCGATCCGAGTAAAAAATTTTGGGCTCTCAACGTCACACGGGAAAAGTCAGACGCTGAAAGCTTGCGAATCAGCTCTACCTGTACGCCCGCGGCCCGAGCGACAATATAGGACTGATATTCTTTGGATGTTTCCTTAACGTACGTAAAATCAGGCTGCCGGGCCTGATACTGCCGCTCGCAAACGATAATATCGTCACCGCTCAAGCGCTCGAAATCGAGCTTGAAGCTGCTATAATGCTCCCCTTCAAATTCGATGGGGAAACGGAGCGTAAATACGCTGCCGTCATGCTCTTGGACTTGTTCTTGTTTTTCGGTCATTGGGTTGTCCTCCTTTTACATTCCGAGTTGTTGGCGTACTTCCGCGAGGTAATCGGTACCTTCAACGCGGAAAATGAAGTTGAATTTGTCGAGTTCCAGCACTTCCTGCCCGTCCATGAAAATCTTGATATAGGATACCTCGAATTCGTTCGACGTTTCAGTTGGCGAAGCTGGCGCAAAGTTGCCGAGCGTGCCGGTCTTGGACATGACTTTCATTGTGACACGAATACCGGAAGGTCGATATTCACCCGTAGCAGAATTGTACAACTGATGCGACCCACGAAAATCGATCGCATGGGACTTCTGTCCGAGCAATCGGATCGCCGAGCGGTCAACGGTCCGCCAGTTGATTGTCGTGGTCATGCTGGAGAAATGTCCAAGCGTCGGGCTGTCCACTTCGCCGGCAATCCCGGCGCCGGAAAGGGTCTCCGTCATAGATTCAAGATTTGGGAGCGTCAGATCCGCCGCCCCTAAGTATTCGTTCCCGTTCAGATAGGCACTAAAGTTGATCAGTTTCTCAGGAATTTGTCGCATTTAGGTTCCCCCTCCTTAGCCTGCGGTCAGCGCAGACAAATACTTTGCATCGTACTCGACGATGAAGTCGATCTCCCGCGCAGGCGACGGCGGCGTCACATAGACATGGAATTTTACGGTGCCGTCCATAATGGCAGTATTCGGATTTTCCGCGGCCAAGAACTCGACGCGGCCGCCGAGAATGTAGCCTTGAGCGGACAATCCGTTCAGCCAAAGGTTCAAACTTCCGGTAATTGCCTCGATAAGTCGGCGCGTGATCGGCGAGTCAACATACTGCCATGTGCTCAGAACGATCGTATTTTCGATCCAGTTCATCATACGGCGTATCGGGATGAAGCTATCTTTCGGGTCCGTCGTTCCGGGGTACGTTCCTGTACGGTTCCCCCACGCCTTCCATCCACCAATGAAATTCAGCGCCGTCACGATACCGTTCCCATTGAGGTATGCGCCCTGATCTGGACCAAGGAAAACCGGGGTCCCGTCCGCCAGCTCGGCGCCGTTAGCCTGGAAATTCTGATTAGACGGCGACTTGTACGGGACGCCGCCGTTTGCCCCGTCCGTAGCCGCCATGACACCAGCAAGCTGCGTCGACAGGTGGAATTGCTTGTCTCCCAGCGCCAGTTTCGGGTAGCCGACAATTTGAAACGGCGAAGTGTAATTGTTGTTCTCTTTCCACGCCGGCGCGTCCGCGTACTTGGTGACCGTGTTCGTCGGAATATCTACGAGTGCCATCGCCTTAAAATTGCCGTTTATGTTGCTTGCCTTAGCCGCCATCACCGCGGCGACCGTCGAGTCGGTCGAGTAACCCGGCGCCAACACTGAGCCCGGGACTAGCCGGAAGCGCGGGAAGATTTGGTCCAGCAGCTCCAAGCCCGTCGGCTTTCCATTGGCATCTATGCCGCCGATGATGTCGGCCGCCGTAACGCCGCTCGGGTTGAGCTTGTCATAGTTGACTTTGAGCTTCGCATTTGCGGCAATCTGCCCCGACGGAAGCCGCTGAATAACTAGATTTCCAGCAGCGTCGAAATTGGTTTCATAGTCTGTTCCCAGGACGTACGTCGTTGATCCGTCGCTGTTCTTGACGACAACTGACGGTTTGAGAATGCCTTGTGTGAGTGTGGCGCTATCTTTTACAAGCGTCACATCACTAGCCGGTACCGCCGTTTTGTCCGTGGCCGGGTCAAGTACATTGACTAGGATTGCCGGGCTTGCACCGTATAAGGCAAAATATGAATACATGAATTCGCAAAGCGTGAAACTCCAGTCTCCCGAATATCCCAACGCTTCGACCGCTTCAGCATACGTATAGCACAGAACCGGTTCATTTACTGGTGCCTGCCGTTTCGATAGGTTAACCGGCGCTGTCCCGAACACAACCGGGATGATATCGCTCGCCACGGTCGGTGTGATCGATGTCGGGATCTCGTTGATATACACACCATGTTTGTAGGCCATCAGGATTCACCTTTCCTTTCGCGCAGCACGTCCTGCGCTGCTGCATATTCAATCGTTCCAGGCGTCGACGTTCGCGCCAAAGCCTCCGACAACCCCGAAACCGGTACAATCAGCCGCTCGATCTTCGGCTGCTCCCGGAGCGTGCTCTCCAGATATTCCGGGATTCCTCCGCGGAAGATACGAAAGCGAGACAACAACCCGCCCGGCAAGTTCGGCCCGATGTAAATGAAGGCTTCCTGCGGCGCCGTTTGCGCGGGAGCGGTGCGCTGCTGTTTCAATTTCGGTTTTTCTTGAATCGGCGCATCCGGCGTTACCCCTGCGTCATCAAATTCAGATGTAACCATGAAGGTCCACCCCCTCGATCATTTGTTGTGTGGCACTTTGCACCGTCCAGGTACTTTGTGCCGTGCCGACCCATAACGGGTACGGCTGCTCCTCCGGTATTTGCCACCTATACGGCTTCTCGATCCGGAATTTATTTTCTAAAACACCTTTGCGGAACAAGGCTATACGTACATGCTCCATTAAATTAAGAAGGTCATATGCCCCATCTGGATGTACGAAGCCATCATCTGCAGCGCTCTCGTGATATATCCCAAACGCAAGGTCGACCCGAATCGTAGAAAAAAGCGGCGCCATCGGCTCATATACCGGATCGTCCCCTTCAATGATGCGGGCTACGATATACGGAAAGTCTGTATGTTGCTCTGCTTTCGGATTTTTGAATGGCAAGAACCAATCAAACACCTTCGGGACTTGATATTCTCCACGTCCGCCTTGAGCTGCCGCATATTCGGCGACCGCCTCGCCCAAAAATGTCCTCAACGCCTGCAACAGCAAAAATGCCGTCATGGTTTGAACCTCCCAAGCACGCGATTGACTTCATGATCCAGCCGCTGCCCCATTCGTCGCTGCGCTTCTTCCTGAAGATGTTCAGCGACGCCAGGCTCCCCAAGCATGACCGGGATCGATGGACCGTATAGCTCGTCAACCGGTAGCCGTTTTTTACCCGCGCGCCGGAACACACCGACATGGCCGCTGCCCATTTGGACCACAAATGCGCCCCGGATCGGCTTCTTCCCGCCTTCTTTTTTGACAGCGGCTTTCAACACTTTCGGCTGGCGAGCCGGTGGAGTGCTCGGGGTCGTCCGAAATTTGATGAGCGGGATACTGGGCCCCCGGGAAGTGAGCAGCATTTCCAGCTTTGCCGGATTGGCCTTGCTAACCTTAATCGTTTTTAAAACGTCACCGTGCTTGACGTAGTACGTTTCCCTTACCTTCTTTGCCGCTTCTGTCTTGACCCCCGCGGAGACCCGGTTCATGGCAGCGGAAAAAGCCTTCGGTATGTTCTTTTCAACAAACCGAAGGCTGACCGTTGCCTGCTTCAGCTCTTTTCGAGTCGACGTAAAATCGATCATGTTTCGCTCGCCTCGATCGCGATCTCTAATATACCCACGTCCGAAGTTACGCGGCTTACGATATACGGATAGACTTCCTCGCCGGCGGGTGCAAATTTGATCAACTGATTTTCAACTGGGCGATATCCAAGATCCGCTTCTCGTATAAAAAGCGTGATCTTCGAAGCAAATGTACCGTCTGCGTGTTGATACAGCGGACCCTCTGTCGTATCGCGATCCACGACGGCCATCAGCTCCTGTGTTTCAAACCCACTCGCACCGAACAGGATCGGCTCTCCAAACTCATCCGGATTGATGAACACGGACATGTTGTCGTTTGCAACGATGTCTTTGAAATTCATTTTCGGCTCCGCTTAGGAGCAGACCCAGCGGCTGCATCCACAATCACATCGTCAGCGTGAAACGCAGGGACAAGGTCGTCATGGCCGTCAGCCTCCGCCCCGCCAAGTGCTTCATCGTCGTCAGCCGGGGCAACGTAGTTATCCGTCCCAAATGTTTCGCTGTAGACGGCAACGGTGCCATTCTGCAGCAGCTCTTCCATGTCATCAGGCGAGGCATCGAAAAAGGAGCCTTTCGAATGAAAGACCCCCTCGTGTTTCACATATCCCTTATTTACTTGGAATTTCATGTTCCCCCCTCCTTTACGTCGTTACCGTATTGATTACTGCCCATGCAGAAACATCGAAAGGTTGCGGCACCGGACGAGATTTTACGATCAAAGATTTGGTGTCGTTGTTGCGGTCGATCGTTACTTTCGTGGCCCTTGGAGCTTCGATGGTAACAAAATTATCGGACCCTTGCGGGATAAGCGTATTTGCCCCATACAGACGCTCGGCAATATTTTCAGGTCCAACAATCACCTTTTCTGGCGAGATGTACGGCTTCATCTTCCCATCATTCTCATCGAAATACCATGCATCATATCGATACAGGTCCAGTCCGAGCTCCGTCAGTCGGCCGATATAAATGTACCCGTTTCCGTTAGCAATGTTCAGCTGCGGGTTGATCGCTCCGAATTGTGCATATCGGAGGTCCATGTACTTATCCATAAAGTTACTATCAGCCCGCATATTGGCCCATGCCTCGCTACCAAGAATAGCCGCGGTCGGGTTGTAACCAGCTTGCCTAGAGGTAGTTACGGCCTTTTCCAAATCGTTGTATTTTTTTGAGGTGCTTTGATTCCATTGGTCGGCTCCGGTCAGATTGATGATGTTTTCGAATCCATAATCAATCGTATCCGTCCGCACGACGGTCGCGGAATCGTCGACATAACCCGTAATCGTAGCAATGCCATATTGCAGCATTTGAGCGATCATGAGCTCCTCGCGGCGAGTGATCATATCGTCCAACTCCATATAATCCTGCTGCATCAATTGGAGCGCACGCTCGTCGGGTGTCAGCCCGCCAAACACGTTTTCCCCTGGGAGCCTCGTCTGAAGAAGGTCAACATCGTATGGTGCTGATAGATTGATGAATGGGGCCTCGTAGATTTCCGTGCGAAAGCCATCACGACGAATATTGATCGGGCCGGACCCCGCAGCTACAAACGGAGCTACGCGTTGCTTATTTTTCTTGAAATCGAAGATAACGTGTTTCGTCGGAAAGGTATCGTATCCCGGAGCGAACATGTCCCGCAGGAACGTCGTGACCGGCATCCGTTTCTGGAAGGCCGGGCGCATCGTCTGAGGTTCATAAATGTTGATGTTACCGCCCGTTACCGTGGCATTTTGCGGGCGCATCATTTGATTTTGGAAACTGTTACGAATCGATCTCATCGAAATTTTCATATGATTCACCCTTTCTTAGTTAACCGTTGCCGGATAGTCCGTTTTGTAATAGATGCTTACGGCCCGCAGTTCATCCTGATGTGCTTCGACCTTGTCGCCGTTAGCAACATAAAGTGCATTGTAGTTAAAAATACCGCGCTTATACGCGACAACATCCAAGTCTGCGCCCGCCTCATTGGTATCAATCGATTCGATCGCCAGTATCATGGAAGCAACTTGGCAGCCATCGGTAGCAGAAGCATTCACGAGCTTATAGGTTTTGTCAGCCGTAACCTTTCCGAGTACAGCACCTTTACGCAGCACTCCTTGTCCGGCTGCCAGTTTGACCGATGTTGTCAGGGCAGAAACTTCCGTGCCGGCGAAAAAAGTACGGTTTTCAATGCTTCCGAAATTTGTCGTAATATCTGCCATGGTTAAGTTTACCTCCTTCTGATATTTCGCGGCTGATCGGCCATCGAATTCGTTGCGATCTGCGCGAATACTTCATTTACATCCTTGAGATTGCTCAGGTCATACTCCCGCTCGCCCCCCTGTGGTTGCGCCTGCGCTTGAACATCCCCTGTGCCGGCTGCTTTGTTTGCGGCGACAGCAGCGTCGAATACGCCGGAATTGATCATCTTGCCTTCCTTCATTGCCCGGAAAGCCAGTTGTTCGGCATTCATCGGATTGGCGCCATATTTTGCTTCTTCGACTAGGGCAGGGTCAATGTTTGATGCAATAGCGTCGATCGCTTTCAGGCGCTCCCGCTCCTGGACGGCGGCGTCGGCTGCGTTTGTGCTGACCGCTGCCACCGTTGTCGTCGGGGGTACCGTCCCGGTTGTAGATGCTGCAGCCGCCTGCGGGGAAGCAGGATTTTGTGTTTGAGGATGATCCATATTGTTCTTTTCTCCCTTCGGTTTCTGTTTCAAAATCTCGTTTCGTAGGCGGTCGATGACTTTGGCCGGGATCATTTCAGCGCCGGCCGAAGCCACCGCGCGCAACTGATTGCCTTCGTCGAACATGATTTCGTCGATGAAGCCTTTCTCCAGCGCATCCTGTGCGTTCATCCAAGTTTCTTTGTTCATGAGCGCAAGGAGCTCGCTTTGCAACATACCAGTTTTAAGTCGATACGCATTAGCAATAGCCTGGTCTACTGTATGCAAAAAATCTGCCGCATGTCGATGATCGCGTTTGTCGCCGTCATTCCTTGCCCTCGCGTTGTGGATCATCAGTAAAGAGGTTGGGGACATCTCGACTTTGTTTCCGCCCATAGCTGCGACGCTGGCCGCACTGGCCGCAGCCCCCACAATTTTGACCGTGACATTTCCAGGGTAACCCTTCAGGGCTGTGTAAATCTCCGAACCGGAAAACACGTCGCCACCGCCGGAATTGATGACGACCTCAAGATCATCACCACTCGCGTCCGAAATGGCTTGCGAAACTCTGCCGGGGCTGGTGGACTCCACTTCAAACCAGTCATAGATCCATTGTTCATCATTCGGAATTATGACCCCTCTGATATCAATTCTCGTCGGCATTCGTTTGTTCACCCCCTCTCTGTGCGGTGTCCGGTGTGACCGGCAGTTCGCGGCGCTTCTGCCATTCCCGCTGCAGCACATCCATGTTGCTATCCCAGTCCATGCCTGTCTGCTCGGCCGTCTCCCGCTCATGCGTTGAAAATCCGTTCGCGATCTTCCGCTCTGATGCCTGAACCTCTTTTAGAGGATCAATCTGACCCGGGCTCGGCCCAATCCAAATCGCTTGACTCCAAAGCTTGCGCCGAACTGGGTCATTGAAGAAACCAAGCGCCTGAATTCGGCCGGTCGCCACGGCTTCAAAAAGCCAAGTTTCATACACCGGCTGGCAAAAGTCATGCGCGAACCAGTCTCGCCGATCACGAAATGATCGCCACGCCTGAAGAAGCGCCGCGCGGGATGCTGAATAGCTGCTGTTGAATACGCTCAGCAGCACCTCGTACGGCATATCCAGCGAAGCGCCGGCGAGCTGCGCCATGGCCTTCATGAACGTATCAAAGCCGGCTGTCGGATGCTTCGGATCTCCAAATGACACGCTTTCCCCTTCGCCCAGGACGTTGATCGTGCCGGGTCCCATTTCGTAGGAGGCCAGCCGATCCTCGATCGGAAGCTTGACCCGATCCTCTTCCGGAATAGAATCCGCGAATGGGATTTCATTTTTGGGTCCATCTCCAACCGTAATGAATGCGGTGAAAAAGCTGTTTACGATTGCGGCCGCGATCTCTGCCTCGGCATAACGATTCATCTGCTTGATTTGCTCGATCACCGGCGCCAGGTATGGGACACCGCGGTATTGCTCCGCGCGCTCCGCATCCATCACGAACAAAATGTTCGGCAAGCCGCTGACCGGGTTGTATGCTTCCACGCGCGCCCACCGCATCGGCTGGTTGAACGGGATCAGGCTGTTGGGGTATTTATTGCTGATCCAATACGCCACTACGCGACCATCCGGGTCCGTCTCAACTCCGTTATGGATTGCCCCGCCGTTAGAGAGGTTGATGTATTCCACTATCTCCGTATCCGCAGCAATAAACGCAGGACCATATCCCGAGTGCTGTTCCGGGTTGTTCAGGCGGTCCGCTTCGATCAGGTGCAGACGGAGACGATACGGGTTCAATCGCTCCGGTCGGTCCGTGTATTTCATGACCGACAACGAATCCCCATTCAGTAGCCACCCGGTCAGCATGATCCGCTGCGAATCGTAAAAATCGTTCAGCCCAGTGTTGTCGACTTTGGAGCTCGCCCACAGGCTGAATTCGAATTCGGTCCGATCCTCCCACTCCTTCGCCTGCTCCGGTGTCAGGCCAAGCATGCGGTAATTAAGCTGGCATTTCAGAGAGAGTCCGGAGCCGAGAACGTTAGACTGGTTCTTTTTGATAGCGCCGGCCGCAAGCCCGCCCGACATATACAAGTCGCGGCTGCGCTCCCGCAGCAGGCGCAGGTTATTGCCGATATCCTCCTGCGGACTACTGCTTGTACTATTCCATCCCTGCATAGACTTCTTTTTCCGGCTCGCTCCACTATGCGAGTATCCGCTGTTTGTAAATTTCCGCAAGAAAGAGAGCCTTGCGCGTGCAGCTTCACGCTTCAAGGCTCTTTGCGGGGAAATCCATGCTATCGTTTTGTCGAGAAAGTTCACAAGTTACACCACCTCACCCATGCGCTGCTATAGTTCTACCTCTTACCTATAGATGATTATGTCAGCATCGAAATTATCGATAGGAAACGGCCAAGGGTCTTTTGCCCATATCCTAAGCACTGGATGGAACCTAGTACCGTCCATAGAGATATCTGTGCTACTCAGAATCAGCTCCTCGCCCCTTGGACTCATAAGGCTGGTACGTGTGCAATACCACCCGCCACCAACATTATAATACGTACACGAGTTCCAAGGAGAAAAACCGAGCATGGAACCGGATGCGGTTTGTAACTGCGTATTTAAGGTGATGATTATGACGCTTGTGTTAGACATGTTCCATCCAGGAACCTCAAACGGAACGTCAAGCTGGTATATGAAGTCGTCGCTTTTGTTAACAAGAACCTGTGTGGCTGCGCGTGCGTAAGTGCCCGCTGTTTGCATTGTCCCTGCTGCGTTATAGTACTGTCCCGCCGAAAATTTTTTACCCTCCCGCACGTCTGCGGGTGTCGCGTTCCCCGGCAAAACTAATTGTGACATAATTGTCAGCTCCCTTTCAGAACCCGAGAGTTACACACGTGGAGGCCAGCCCCATTGTCCACCTGCGTTCCCGCGCTTGACATTCAAATTGAAAAATTGCCCGGTCGGATTGAGTACACACAAATGGACTGTTTCCTCGTCGACAACACCCGTGATAATGGCGGCTCTTGGTTCGCTTTTGTATTCGCCGCCGGGCGTACCGTAACTTTGGTAATGAACAATTCTGCCTACTGTTGGTTCTTGATTCATGGTTTATCATTCCTCACAAAATAAAAAGCCGCTCGAATGAGCGACTATTTATAGGATTTGAATATTTTTACTATTTCCGTTTTATGGGCATCGGTTGCTTTTATTGCTCCGCCACCAAATAGCATCACAAGATTTCCATTAGTAAACATCTGTGCATCGTCGGACATTCCAATGTGCTTTTTAATGCCAGCTCTTAGACGTTTTTCTGCATCGTCCATACGAAGATCAAACACACTTACCCAAACATCTCCCTCGGCAAAACTTAAAGTCAAATCCACTCTTCCTTTTATTTCAAGTTCTGCCTCTAGGGGCGCGTACATTTTTTTTGACGCTTCGCTGTTTCGTGTCGTGTCTTTGGCTTTGATCCCGTTCTCCACGAAATACTCGTCCAGTTGGCCGATGTCTTTTATCTTCTCGGCCCCACACCCTGCCAGCAGAAGAAACAACAATGAAAATAGCGCTAATGACAGATATTTCCTCATTCTTCGATGCACTCCCTGTAAGGTTTTGCATCTATCGTACCATAAAATGTGGAAAAATGTCCTAAAAGTCTCGAAACAACACGCGGTACGACTTCCGTTTTGTCGAGCTCGTGCAGGTCGCAAGCGCCGCTTCGAGCTCATCTCTCCGTTTCTGTAACTGGCGGATCTCATTCTGGACGTATTGCAGATCGCCGCGCTTCAAAAATCGTGTACCGATTCGATATTCCTGGGCACCGGATAGTATAGCGTCCTCGGCCGAGTAATATGCATCCAATCGTTTCAGCACAACATCCAATTGTGCCCTGATACGTTCCTGTTGCTTTGGGTCGCAGCGTGACAATTCCATTCACCTACCTACCACACATCAGATTTTTTAACCAAGCCCTTTGCTGCCGTCAACTTCTTGGAGGGAACTGCTGGCAATGCGGCCGTCCCTTTCAGTCTCCGTTCAAGCGCATCGTAATTGGGCTTGAGCATTTCCCGCGCCGCCGTTGCATAGTTCCGCGTGTCCAATGCCTCGTTGCGAGCGCTGGAAGATATTTTTTCCCATGAGTACCGGGTCACGCCGTTCTTTTTCCGGGGCACCAGCTTTTCGGAAAGGAGTCCCTGAAAATAAAAACGGTCATAGCCGCGGCTATCACCGATTGGGAAATGGCAGTATTTTGGACCTGGTTCCTTCACTTTCACAGCTGAATAGATACTGCTCTTTCCATCGTCAACGCCGAGAATAACCACAATTGCGTTTTCTTTGTTGTTTCTGGAAATCTTGTGGATCAGCGGAATACCGGGGCCGCCTTGCCCTTTGATTGCGATCATTCGACGGTGTTCATTCCGCTTCGAGTATTTGTACACCTCAGTCGTGAAGTGGCCGCCCGAGTCAATGCAGCTGCAGGCGACTTTCAAACCCTTTCCATCCTCGAACCGGTAGACCTTATCCAGAACGTCATCGAGCTGCTGCCATGTCTTCGAGTCATCGGGCTTCCCGATAATGACCCCATATTCGATACCCCAGCTCTCATGCCCGTGTCCCCATCCGACGATCTCGTATTCTAGCCGATCGTCTTGTGTGTCGACGCCAGCTGTCAGAAGCAGAACACCGTCCGGCAATTCGGTAGGACCATAATCCTCCCGGCGTTTAAGCAGTACATCCTCTTCCATCTGCTCGCCGCGGTCCTCCCAAGATTCGCCCAGCACCGTGTTCATAAAGACTTTGAGCTTTTCGGGATCATTTTTGGATTCCAAGAATTCCTGAATAATCTGTTTCCAGCTGTACCATGGCGAGACGAACGCATTCAGCCAAAAGCTGCGGACGCGATTCTCCAGCGCAACCGGATTTTCGGCGATCCACTTCGCCGGCTGCCTTTTCATGGTGTATTCGTCAAAGTCCTGAAAGCATGACGGGCATCTCCACCAGATATCATACACCTGGTATATCTTTCGTCCGCCGGTTTCGTGAACCTCATGATCAAACCGAATGTCCCGAAGCACGATCGGATGATAGGCGCCGCAGCTCGGACACTCAATGCTCCATTTCTCTTGCGTCCCCATTTCGTACTCTTGCTCGATCCGAGATGCGCCTTTGATTGTCGGCGTCGAGACAAACAGCTTTTTCCGATTCCAGAACGTCACTGTCCGTTTCTCGCCCAGCGAAATCGGGTCGCCCTCGGAGCCTGCACTATCCGGATACCTGTCGACCTCGTCGCAAAGCAAAATGCGAATTGGGCGGCTCGCAAGGCCAGCAGGACTATTCGCGCCGGCCATCGCAAGAAAGCCACCGGGAAAGACTTTCATCAGTATCGTATTGTTCAGATCACGCGTTTTGGAATCGGCCACTTTCTGCGACAAGACTTCGGTATCCTTGATCATCGGGCTGATCCGGCGTTTGGAGTAGTCCTGCGCAATGTCGATCGTCGGTTGGATCATCAGCAGCGGACCTGGATCGATGTCAATGAAATAGCCGATCGTGTTGTTGATGATCTCAGATTTTCCTACCTGAGACGACCACATCAGAACGACTTTTTCGATTCGTGGGTCCGTAATGCTGTCCATCGGTTCCCGTTGGTACGGCGCCCGATCGGTTCGCCATTGCCCAGGCTCTGCAGCTGTCTCGGATGAAAGCCTTCGAAACTGGTCAGCCCATTCGCTGATCGTCAGCTTTGGAGGAGGCGCAACGGCCCGCACTATTCTCCGAAACAGATTCCTCGTTTTCGTCTTCATGGGCATCATCTCCCGCGAACATGGCCGGGTCATATTCGCTTAGCTCGCTCAACGCTTCGAGCAGTTCGTTGTTCACGGTATCACTGATTTCGGCCAAATTTTTAACGCCAAGCACCTTGGGCGCTATCTTATCCGGAATGGACAAAATACGTGTACGGAAGGTCACGAGCATATTTGTAAGAACCAGCTCCACATCGGCGGCATCATGCACTTGGTTCTTTAGCTTGGCAAGTCGCAGCTCGGCCGTCTCCCGCTTCGCTCTTTCATGCAGCGCCTTCTCCTCCCAATACAGGGCCTGCGCTTCATCGTCATCGTTGCCCCGGTCTTTGGCGCCAGTGCGAAGATACTCGATATACCTCTGCACATTTTTCATCAACGGAAAGCGACCGGCTGCTTGCTTTTCCAAAATCCCCTCTTTGGCAAGCTGGTTGATACGCTGCCGTGTAAAACCAAGCAAATTCGCCATGGCATCGGTGTTTACGATCAATTCCGACACGTCTTTTTTAGCTGTCATAAGATCACCTTATCGGAAAGAAAATCCATTTAAAAAAAATTTATGCCTAGCCTTTTTTCGGGGTCGCCAGCACCCGCAGCCGAGCCGGACCGTTGGAGGGACCCATCGGGAAGGAATTCTTCAAACCGGTCACCCCTTCAACGCAGCCAGCAGCGCATTGTACGCATTCGCCGCATCTTGGACGGTTGCGGTCGCCGGGTTTGCGATCGGTGTCAGCGCAGCGATCTGCGTCTTGGCAGCGATAGCCGTGACAGCTCCGGCCGCGTTGACAGCATTCGCCGCGATCCCGTCCAGCTTTGTCTTATCCGCTGCAGACAGGAAGCCGGCCGCGCTGGTGGTTGCTGCAGCGTGAGTGTGGTTGCCTGCTGCTGCCGTTGCCGCCGTGGTTCCGATGGTCGGCGGGAATGTCGCGGGCTTGCCCGATACGTTCGCCCAGGCGACAGCACTCGCCGAATCGGCTGTGCCAGCAAACGGTGCTTTCGCGTCGGCTGCGAGTTTGGCCGTCGTCACCGCGCCGTCCTGGATCATGGCCGTCGTGATTGATCCGTCCGCCGGTGTGCCACCTCCCCCGCCGGACAACGGCAACGGATTCTTGGTCGACACGGTAACCGGCTCCTTCTTGTCGTCATCCCAATATTGGATTAGCCCCACCATGTTCACGCCCTTTCGTAGAAATGAAAAAGACCGCCCATAGGCGGCCTGCTGTTATTCGGACATATTTTCACGATTTCAGTATATCAGGTTTTTGCAACTTCATTTTTCACTCTTTTTGCACTTTCGTACTTGGCTGCTAATCTTCGAAATGAAGCTGTAAGAATACCCCAATTCATCCGCGATCTTTCCTAACGGCATCCCCATGATATCCCGCATATAGGCGACTTGATACTCGATCCCTTGAAAGTCCCGTATGTTCGATTCGATCCGTTGCCGGATCAGCTTCTTCTGGGCCAGCCACTCCGACACTTCCCTGATCTTAGAGACAACGCTGTCGTACTGCTCCAGGGCTTTGTCGAGCGGCACATGAACCGGCAGCGGACTGGACGGCAGCCGGCCATCAAAACAAAGCTTCCGGGCCTGTTTCAGTTCGCCCTCCAGATCCTCCAGCCGCAGCTCGTAGATCTCAATCTCTTTGGTGATGTCGTAATACAGTTTGACGTAGTTCAATCCGCCTCGCCCTCCGTTCGTTTTAATCTCAATCCCCAATGGGCCGATAAATGCCTGTTCTATATTCTGGTTCCGTAGAATCAAAACCTTTGGACTCTTTATCCTCACTGCTCACGGCAGCTTCTTTTGTAGTCGATTCTTCCTTTACCCCCATGTTTGCCTCCATTTTCGCCTCTAAACTGATCTTGGGCTTGCAGAATATAAACTCGTCCGCCGAGAGAAATCACGGTCGGGATACCATTTTTGATTTTGATCGGCATTACTACCGCACGAAAGGACTGGCCGACATGCCGTTGTTTGGTCATTTCCTCATGCCCCTCTCACCTTTTGAATTCTCGCCTTCACGGCTTCCATTAGCTCGTTTTGCCCTGTTGCTTTTCTTTCCAGCGCGTCGACCGTTTCCTGGTCCATCGTGCCCTCGGCCACAAGCCTCATAACGACAATTCGCCGGGTCTGACCCTGCCGGTGCACCCGGGCGTTGGCCTGCTGGTCCTCTTCGAGGCTCCATATCTGGTCGTACCAAACAATCGTTTGGCTGCTTGACTCCTGCAGGTTGAGACCGTGACCCGCTGACTTCGGATGCAACAGAAGAAGCGGAATCTCATCATTATTCCAAGCCCGAATGTCTTCGTTCCCGTCTTTGCCCTTTCGCAGCGTCCGGGCTTGCGGAAACCGCTGCTGAATTCGTTCAAAGCTATGCTTGAAATCGTAAAATACCATGACCGGCTTCCCTTGTGCCGCCTCGATGATATCCTCTAGCGCATCCAGCTTGGCCTTGTGGATCTCCTTGACACCTCGATCCTCGTCATACACGGCACCGGAGGCCATTTGCCGAAGCTTGTTCGAAAGGACCGCTGCAGTATTCGCGACAACATCGGCGTCAACATATTCCAGAAGCAAGTCACGCTCCAGCTTTTTGTACAGCTCCCGGGCTTCCTGCGACAGCTTGACTGGTACGATGCGGTCAATCCGTTCGGGAAGCTCCAGCCAATCCTCGGCTTTCATGCTGACGGCAATATCGCTTATGGCCTCGTAAATCCGCTGCTCAGCCTCTTTTTTCTGTTTCCACTCGTAAACAACATGGCCGCTTCGGGCGCCGGGATTAAAGTATCGGTCGCGGAAACCGGTGATTGTCTTACCCAGCCGCTCGCCTTGGTCCAAGAGGTAGATTTGCGGCCAAAGGTCCATCAGGCTATTCGGCGCCGGCGTACCGGTTAACCCGATCACACGTTTCATCATCGGGCGTACACGCCGGAGGGCCCGGAACCGCTTGGAATTGGAATTCTTGAAGCTGCTCAGTTCGTCGATCACGACAGTATCGAACGGCCACCTGTTGCCGTATTCGCTCACGAGCCATTCAACATTTTCCCTATTGATCACGTAAATATCGGCTTCGGATTTCAGCGCTTTCCGGCGTGCTCCGACGCTACCCAGTACCTTCGAAATCCGCAGGTGCTGGAGATGATCCCATTTCTCGACTTCACGGGCCCAGGTGTCGTCGGCCACCCGAAGCGGTGCGATTACCAGTACACGCGCAGCATCAAAATAGTCGTTCAGCAAGCGGTCAATCGCTGTTAGCGTGGAGACGGTTTTGCCCAAACCCATCTCCAGCAATAACGCGATATAATTTGTGTCCAGGATACGCTCCGTCGCGTACTCCTGATACTGATGCGGCTTATACTTCAACCTCCGCTCACCTCCGCTATGAACCGATCGATGTCTTCGATCGAATCAATCTTGTAATGGCGATGGCCTCGTTTCGTGAGCTCCTTCGCCCATTTCCGCTGCAATGGTTTAAGAGGCTTCCCGGGGGCCTTGGTTTCGACGTACACAGTCACACCATTCGGCAGGATCACGAGCCGGTCGGTCACGCCGTTATTCCCGGGGCTTACCCATTTTGGGGCAAGCCCGCCGATTCGTTCCACCTCTCGTACCAGGCGGGCTTCTATAGCCGACTCACGCATATAGTTTCCTCCTGAGTGATGATTACACACGCACGCGTATAGACGTGTTCACGTTTAACCTAGGATTTACCTATATACCCTATCTACTTCTCCTAGGTTAATTTAATTTATCTTATATAGTAGAAAAATGATGTATCATATGAATCAGTAGGCCGTAAACCCTTGATATGGCTGGCTTTTACTGATTCGTTAAGGTGACGCATTACAGATTTTTTGACGCATCATATGCATCAAGGAATGATTCATTATGATGCATTGATGATCTTCTTAAGGGATCACCCTATCAAACGCGGTTTGTTGCCCATACCCCGGTACGCGGACCCGGCCCGGCAGCTCTTTCCATCCAGGCATGCGGCGCATGATGTCACAAATACTGCGGGCCTCCCACTTCGTCATTGCGCCAGTTCTATTGTGCAGTGCCTCCGCCCAGATCATTGCGGCGCATACGCGCTTATGCGTATACGGCTCACTGCCGAATTCGTCCTCCACAGGGGTCTCCAGCCACTCCTGAATGGTCCCCTCCCGCGGGTCGATTTCCAAGTGTGCAGCCTGCTGCTGTTTCGCTTCCTCGGCAGCCTTCCGATCCAGCGCCAAGGATTCCCCCGCCTTGTATAGGTGCAACGCCTCAGCCCAGATTTGCCCTACAACTTCATCCGTAAGATGCTCCCAATGACTGAATCGTGCCCGCGCCGGATCAACGTCTACGGGCCAAAAACGGCGGTTGCCGGTCTCGTCCCTCAGAAAGTCCCGTGTGTTCGTCGTCCCGAAAAATACGCATTTCCGGGGAAACTCCGATACCTGCCGATCGTAAGCCACGCGGTAACGGTCCTCTGTCTTCGAGAGAAACGCCTTAACCTCGTCTACCTCGGACTTCTTCATGGCCGACAGCTCACCGATCTCGAAGATCCACCCCGCCTGCAGGTGCTCGCCGGCTTCCTTGTTCTCGAATGTCCGCAGCGAATCGCTGAACCAATCCCGGCCGAGCTTCGCCAGCAGGCTGCTCTTGCCGGCCCCCTGCGGGCCAACCAGCACCAGCATTTCGTCGAACTTGCAGCCCGGGCGATAAAGCCGGGCGACGGCCGCCAGCAGCATTTTCCGCGTCACCTGCCGGGTGTAATGGGTATCCTCGGCCCCCAAGTAATCGATAAAAACGGTCTCGATACGCGATATGCCGTCCCATTGGTGGGATTCGATGTAAGCTTTAATCGGATGAAAGGCATTTCGATGCACAACCTCCGTAAAGGCGTTCTGAATCGTCTTGGTCGAGTTGATTTTATGGACCTTCGAAAACCAATGCTGCAGTCGCTTGTCGTCGGCACCCAGCCACGGCTCATATTCCTTGTGCGGCCGCTCAAGATCCCGCCAAGGCAAGGGCTTCCGGATGACCTCCGCATTCCCGAACGCGTCATAGGCCAGCACCCCGCGCCAAACGTCATGCGAAAGAATCAGCTCTATATTTCCCGCCGTGGGGAGCGGATCGCAGGTTTTATGGTGAAGCTCCAGTTTGTCCTTCCAGTCCTCGGGCTCCTCTTCGTCCTCTTCTTCATGATCCGGTCCCTCGTCCATCTCCCCGAACGTGTCCTGAAGCTCGTCCATTTTCAGCCGCTTGACCTCCGGCAGCCCGGCGACGAAGTGCTCCATCGCCACATGACTCGGCTTCTTGGCGTCTGGCGTATGCTCCTTAACCCGCTCGTCGAGATGGCCGAACTTGTGGACCCGCACGAGGTCAAATAAATTGTATGTCCGCCCGTCCGCGACCGGATCGCTGTCCTGGTGCGAATAGGCGAGATCCTGATCCGGATAGACCTCCAGCCCGTTCCCGCTGGTCCCGCCGGTGTATGTGTAGCGGTTCGGCATGGAGCCAGGGACGTAGATGTCAGAAAGGAACGTGTCGATGCCTTCCTCGATCGTGAACGCCCGGCAGAACAGGCCGATCGTGCCGTACTTCTCCCGCGGGTCCTGCGCCTTCTTACCGCCGAGCTGCGGCCCGGCCTTTGCATCCGGATGCCGGGGCCACTGCATAACATCCCGCCAGTCGCCGTATTCCGCCAGCAAGCCGTCGACGCTGAGTGGATCGCCTTCGTAAATCTCCAGCACCGGCTCCGCGTCATTGCTGCAGCTTGGCAGATACATCAAGCGGTGAACCTCAAATGTTGTCTTGTCGAAGTAGCTCATGCCGATCTGCTCCGCGAGCTTCCGACTGACGGCGGCATATTCGTCCAGCGTCATGGTACGATCCACCGGCACAATCAGGCGGTATTTCGGCTTGTGCGGCCTGTGGCTATGGGTGGAATAGATGACGTAGGCGCAGCCGCCCAGCACCAGCTCGGCCGTGAACAGGAAACCGTCGTCCGCGCGATCCACGTCCAAAGTGATCAGGCTGCGGGTATCAACGTTCTCCTTCTTACGACGGCCGCCCCGGACAAGCCCGCCGACAAAAGCGGGACCGTCCTTGACCTTGCCCCGGCCGATGTTGTGCATGGCGTCGTACTGCGCCATCGTCTCCGCCGTCTGCCGGACCTTCCGCAGCCGATCAACAAACTCGTTCCAGGTCAGATATTCAGGTTTCCAGTTTGTATCGGCCCGGTGCTTGCCGAAGCTAATATCGAGTTCCTGCATGTTTTCACTTCCTTATTCTCGAAAAGCTTCCATTTTGGTAATATTAGTGCGAGGTGATTATGGTCATGTTCAAATCTGGGTTTCTCCTTGTTTCACCCGAACAAATTGCAGCCGCCATATTCAATAAAAGTGATGTGATTGTTTGGCAGAGCGGCCGTATTCTTGACTACGGCGGCCCCATTGAATCACAAACAGAACATTCGGTTACTATCAATGGGGCAAAATATTTAAAAGAAAATTGCGAATTCCGGATTCGATGAAATAAGCTATTGAGTGCACGCTAACACCAATGTCCAGTTCATTTATATACTTCACTTCCGATGAAAAATAGTGAAATATATGGTAAAATATCATTTATACAAGGAGGTACAAAATGATAATAGGAAGGGTAACAATAACTAATATGGGAAATGAAATGTATAACGACGGACTGTTCTATGTTGAACAAGCCGAGAAACTAGAGAATCAAGAGAATAAATTTAACCACTGGCGTTATTGCCGTGCAGCAATAATTAGCTTTTGTGCTGCTGCTGAAGCGGAGATTGCAAAGCTAATTGTTGGTTCCTTAAAGAAGCAATCCAGATTATCTCGCGACGATAAGAGGGTTCTTGACTTTCTCACTGATCCCAATTTTAAGACCAAGAATATTCCCACTGATTTAGCGAGTATTTCCAAAAAATATAACTACCTTAGAAAGTTGAATAAATTAAGATGGAAATCGCTGGACGCCAAGTATGATAACTTAACAAAATTAAGAAACAAGATCATTCACTATTCATTCAGTTCACATGATGCTGTGTACTCGGATAATATTTTTATAGCCTCCAAAGATGCTTCGGTAATTGTAAAGAATTACATAAAAGAGCTATACACAATTGCAAATGAAAATCCGCCTCAATGGGTCAACAGCACGGCTTCTAAAACCATTGTTTGATTACGCCAGCATCGCCACCCAATCCGCCTTCGAATATCGATCCGTCATCTCCGGCACGCAGTGCTCCGGTAAATTGGCCCGGACCAGCGCCGCCGGAATGACGGGTGACACCGAATTCCCACATTTCGCCACCTGCTCCGCCTGTGTGAACGGCTTGCCGTTGTAGATCGGATCAATAATGTACGAATCCGGAAAGCCCTGCGCCCGGTACAGCTCCCGCGGGGTTAGCATGCGCATGCCGATGTCAACGATCACATAAGGGACGCCTTGAATATGCACCAGGACGAGGCCGAACCTGTCGTGAGTCGTTACCGTGCCAAGCGGATCGTCTACTGGCTGTCCAACGCTGCTGCCGTAATACGCGACCATGAAGGCGTAGACCGCGCCGATGTGCATGCCGCCGGCGGTAATCGTCGGGACCGGATCGGCCATATGGCTACCGATATTGTTCCCGCGGAACTTGATAAGGTGTGAAGAGACGATCCCATATCTGTTGGATGTATCCAGCGTCATGAGTGGCTGACCCAACGTTTGGCCCCGCACTTCACCGTTCCGCGTTTCCGTGTGGTACTGGATCAGGTTGGCGCAAAGAAGAGCATTATGGTCAGTTGTCGTGATGGTTGAAAGCGGGTCCTCCATTGAGTTACCTGGGCCGTTGTATCCTCCACCGTAATGTTTGACCATGGAAGCCGCTACCAACATATGATGCCCGCCGGTTGCTATGGTTTTAAGAGGCTCGTTAGGTGAACTGCCCGAGCTGCCTGTCGTGTTTACTGCAAGAATAGGAGTTACAATACCGATCCCATTCTTCCCTGTGATTGTTTGGAGTGGTTCGTCCAGTCCTTGGCCGCGGAATCCGTCTCCGCTGTGGTTTACGTTGACCAGATACGGCGCCATGAACGGGATGCCGCCTGCCTCCGCCACCTTAATAATGAATTTGTCTATTCCCCGAGCAATTCGGCGTTTTGTATTGTCAGCCAGCTCGCGCGTACGTCCGAAGATAGATGGCACCGGAATCGACCAGTCGATGATATCGGCAGCACGCCGGTATGGCAGAGGACCGCCCGCCGTGATTTTGAACGGCTTCGTCGCTGGAATGTGGGTCGGCTCGGGCCAGACAATCGCACGGCCGTCGCAACGAGCGATTAAGAATAGCCGCTTGCGGATCGTTGGGGCTCCGTAGTCACAAGCACGAAGGATACGCCATTCGACTTCATAGCCTTGTCGCTTCAAGGCGTTGACAAAACTGCGGAACGTTCGGCCCTTCTGCGACTTGATCGGTCTCCCATCCTTGCCCAACGGCCCCCAGTCCAGAAACTCCTCGACGTTTTCCAGCATAATGACTCTTGGCCGTTCGGTAGCTGCCCAGCGAACCGCCACCCAAGCGAGTCCGCGTATTCCCTTTTCCCTTGGCTTTCCGCCGCGTGCTTTACTATGATGTGTGCAGTCTGGGGAAAGCCAGAGGAGGCCGACACGGCGACCAGCCGCAATATCTCGGGGGTGAATGCCCCAGATATCTTCACAATGATGCCGCGTCTTAGGGTGGTTGACTTCGTGCATGGCGATCGCCGCGGGGTCATGATTGACTGCCTCATCGACGCTGCGACCGATCGCATATTCGATGCCAGTTGAGGCGCCTCCCCCGCCAGCGAAGTTATCAACGACGATTTCATCTTTCCAATATTCCGGGGTAGAGAGGACCTTTAACCATTGCTGGCGACTCTCACCAACCGCTATTGCAAGAGCTCGTTCCCTTCTCCATTTCCGTCTGCGGTTCATATCAGCAATCCCCGTTCAGTAGGCAAACATTTGCCGAAAGCTTGATAACAGCCGGCAGGTTTGAATTTTCTGTTTTAAATCCCTTCAGGTCGACGCCCAATTCTTCGAGCCGTTTGTAAGCCTTATCACCATTGTGACAAGAGTCGATGATGGTCAGGATCTCCTCCGTCAGCTTAACCAAATCACGGTATTCCGAAATTTTAGCTGCAAGCTTCGTTTTCAGTTCTTCGACAGCTGGCTGCAGCTCTTCCATTAATCCGTTTGTTCCCCGATCAAGTAAGTTATGAAGGATGAGACTTGTTTCTTGCTGGACAATATCTGATCTTAAGCTGATAACGTGCCTGTTAACGTCGGTAATAATGCTTTTCATACGCCAGATGTCGAACCGATTATACCGCTCGATCAGGTTTAGAAAGGAATCATGGAACAATTGAGCTTGACGTTCGACTGTGTCCGCCTCTTTATAGGCTTCGAAAACAATCGGTTTGACAACGGACTCAACCTCCGCACGGGCCACTTTCCGCAGAGCATCTTTTCTTTGGCGTGCCTTGGTTTCAATAAATTCTCTTAAATCGCTTTTCTTAATCGCCACGATATGGGCCTCCTATTAATAGTTCTGATGATAGAGAAAGGATTTTGGTAAATTATGTCGAAACACTTATAAATAACCGTTTGGGAGGGACAACTATGCATATTCGAATTTTTCAAGAAGAAACAAGCAAGTTTTCAATTCATTCTGTTGAAGAACTGATTAGTAATATCGCAAACTTTTTACACAATAAGGACTATTGTCGAGTAACCAATGTGCTTAACAGAGCAGTTGGTCACAGTGCAGGAAGTGGTCACTTCCCAGAAGCTTATCCAACGAAATGGCATGGACTTATAGACGGTTACATTATTGATAATTCCTTAAGTGTTAAAGATATTGTTGAATTGCTTTCGAAAGAGTTTGGCGCGCCTCTCTACATAATTAAGGAAAACTATGAATACTTAATCACTGACGAAGAGGAAGAGGACGCCATCTTCTAAACTAATCCTTCTGATAGAAATCACATTCAAAGCCGGCTGCCTGCAACGGCAGCCCGGGCGCCCAGTAAATCAGTTGCCCCATAATCTCAGTCACACGCTCCAAAGACCCACTGCCAATCGGCACTTCCAAAACCACTTCGTCGTGAACGTGCATAACGATGTCGTAGTAATTTTTATCAAGCCTCATCATGCTCTCAGCCAAGCAGTCCCGCGCAATCGCCTGCACTAGATTCTCCACAAGCCGGCCGCCGTACGTACGGTGCGACATCCATTTTTTCTTGACTTGGTCCATGCCGTCGAAGACGAGGCCGTCCTTGTCAAACTTCGGATCTGGTTTGATCCGCGGATTCACATAGGCTAGGCTCCGGCCACTCGGCAGATCAGCGAACAGCACGCCCTGCTCGTAGCGGTATTGGACCCCGTGCTTGAGTTTAACGGTCGTTTTCTCGCGCACCGCCGTCACGGCCGCTTTCTCGGTAGCATACCAGAGCTTGACGATATTCGGGTTGGCCGACCTCCACTGCTTAACGAGCTTCGGATATTCATCCGGATCGACCTCTTTTTTAGTGTCCATCGCTGCCATTGCATTCGGCCCGCCTTGGTATCCGCAGGCTAAAACAGTAACCTTACCTGAAGCGCGATATTTGTAGTTCTCATGCCCTTTGACTATTGTCTCAAACGGCACCTTGAATATGTTGGCCGCCGTTGCTTCGTAAATCTTGCCGTGCCCCCTGAATACGTCCAGAACCCAGTGTTCATCCGCCAACCATGCAATGACGCGGGCCTCAATGGCCGAGAAATCACTGACAATGAACCGGCAGCCGGGCGAGGGAATAAAAGCCGTCCGAATGAGCTGGGAGAGGACGAACGGCGGCGCGCCGAACATTAGCTCCAACATTTCGAAATCTCCGCTCCGGAGCGTTTCCCGCGCCAGAGCCAAGCCCTCAATCTTGTTCTGCGGCAGGTTCTGAACCTGTATGAGCCGCCCGGCCCACCGCCAAGTGCGATTTGCTCCGCAGAACTGTAGCAGCCCGCGCGCCCGGTCGTCGGCGCAGATCGTCCGCGTCATGGCGTTGTATTTGTCCACGCTGGTCTTTGCCATCTCCTGCCGCAGCTCCAGCACCCGCCGCGTCTCGTCATCCGGCGCCGCATCCAGCAGCACCGGCATGTGCTCCTTGGCGAGCCCATCCGGCGTCTCGAGCCCGCGGTCCGCCAGCCAGCTCTTGAGTTGCTGCAGGCTGTTCGGATTATCAAGCCCGGTAATATCCCGGGCCTCTTGCAGCAGCCGTGCCTCGTATTGCTCGTCGCAGGTAATCGCCTGCCGGACCAGCACCGGATCGAGCCGGACGCCCCGATCGTTGATTCGTTGATCGAGGGCCCATAGCCGCCATTCGTTGGTGGGCACCGGGAAGCGCTCCAGCTTTTTGCGGATCTCCCGTTCGACGACAACGTCCTGCCGATTGTAGGCCTTGTAATCCTCCCACTTGTCCGGCGCATGGTGCGGATAATTCCGCGTCCGGCCACCATTCGTCTTCGTCGTTTTACACGGCACGCTGAAATACTTGATCAGCGCTTTGCCCTTGGCGTCCTTCTGGGCCTCAAGCTTCAACACCTCCGCGACGCCTTCCAGATATCCCGGCAGCCCGAGCGTCAGCGCATGGACGGCAGTGCAACGCCATTGTTCCGCTGGCATCGGCATATGGAACCATTTAGAGAGACAAACTCTTTCGAATGCCGCGTTGAACGCCGTCTTGATAATGTCCGGAGCGGTCAAAGCATCATAGACATCATCCGGTAAAGATTCAAGATCAGTCAGGTCGACGACTGTAACTGGACCGTCGTCCCAAGCGTAGGCAAACAAAAGGATCTCGAAGTCCGATGCCTCTACGTAGCGGTGGACGCCGGCCGTTTTAAGATCAACGGAAGAATAGGTTTCAATATCTATGGTCATTTGCCGGCAACACTGCATGGTGAAATGCCCTCCAAAAATAATTTCTGGTATTTCCCCTCGTTTTCTTGTAAAATTTTGTTGAAAGGCCACTCCTTTATAGAAAGGAGGTGGCGCGCTATGGCATTGACAATAAAAGTCGACGACACCAAAGCAATTGAAATCAAAATTATCGTCAAAATTGAAACAAAACCAACGCGTCGACAGCCAAGAAAAACGAATAAAGTCAACTAGCGCCCCTCGGTTTGAAGGCATTAATGGTGCCTTCACCCGAGGGGTTTAAACGTAAAATATGCATAATTGATTATTTTTTTAAAAGAGAAAATCACAATTTCTTCCCTCCATGCCGCTGCGGCCGCGTTGCGTTGTACGTCATTTTCTCCCGGATGGCCGCCTCAAAATCGATGCCAAGATGCCCGCAGGTGTCGAAGATGCGGATCACCGTATCCGCCAGTTCGACCGGAATGCCGCACGGTTTTTCGCCCTCGTAGTAGATTTCCCGGAACCCCCGCCCGTTCCGGTGTTCCTCCAGCGCCTCCGACAGCTCGGAGTGCATGAGCGCGATCATTTCGCCAAAGGTGCGGGGCTCCTCGTACCAGCCTTTGTCGATCGCGTTATCATGGGCAGCTTGGACGAATTCGTCGATACTCTGAGGCTCATTGTCAATGAATCCAATAGGCCGCTTCTCCTCAACCTGTACTGCCATGCCTTGTTCATTTCTCTTTACATAGAACCGTTCTTGCTTCCATTCCATAAGATGAGGACCTCTCCTGTATACTTGGATTAGAAAGGGGACCCGCTGCCGAATCCCCTCCAAACTGATTAATTCAAGAAATCCTCTTCGTCGCCGTCCATATCGATGTCGAAATCCTCATCAGCAAATTCTTCGTTGACGCTGGAGCGGCCGCCAAGGAACTCACCGTCCTGTACTTTGACAACGTTGTTCAGGCCAACCGCGACGCCGCGGTTCCCTTTCGCATCGAAAGGAAAGAAATTAAGACTCACTTTGGCGTAGCAACCGGAGTAAACCTCCGTGCTGTCCGTGATCTCTTGGAACTTGGTCTTACCATCCGTTCCCTTGCCTACTGGCTTCGCAATACCTGGTTTGTTCTTGCTTGTCGCGTTCAGGAAGTAGTGGCCAGCATACGCTTCATCATCCGGGCGCTCTTCGTCGCCATCCCGCAGCGGTGTTTTGCAATTGGCTGGAATTTTGCCGCCCCATTTGCTCTTGCCGAGCTCCTTAGCGGCGTCAACGGCTGCCTTGATTTTGCGCAGCGTCTCCTTGTCCGTTTTGGGGATCAGAATCGCCGTGCTGTATTTCTCATCGCCGCCGTCAATGGATTGCGGCTCGAAGATATGAGTGTAAGAAAGACGTACCTTGCCCGTGATTACTTTTGTAGTTTGATTGTCTATTGCCATTGGTTTTTGTCTCCTTTGAGATGAATTATTTAGAATCTTTCCATTCTTTGAAATACGCGTTCCTTTTCGTGTGATTCTTGTTATTCCATCGTTGGCGAGCCTATGCCCGTCTGGTGCAATTCGCCAAGTCTCAAATCGCCACTTGCGAGCGTCGTCACCGATTTTCTCTCGAAGCCTTTTCCGTGCCAGCTCCTCTGACGGTTCAGCGATGCCGAAACACCACTTCTTCGAAATGCCGCTCCATATCCCCCACTGCTCAGGCATTAAAAATCCTCTCCCGCAAAATCCCCTTCGACGCTATTCAATTCCGGCCGATTGTCCGTCTCCGGAACGAGAACCGGCTTGCCCGGGGGTTTTACGATCAGGCCGCCGAGCATTTCGGCAAATTCCTTCTTGCCGATCCGCTTCTCAAGCTCGCTGATGCCCAGCAGCTCCTGCGGCTTTAAGTACTGGTCCTGTGAGAGACCAGCGGCCTCCAGCGCCACCCGGGCTGCGTCCCTATCGGTAATGGTCCGGTTACTCCGGCCCTCGACAAGTTTCCAATGCGGGATACGCTTGCCTATCTTGGCCTGTTCGAAGGCGTACTCCTCCACATCTTTCGCCCAGGCTTTGAGCTGCTCCGCCACATGAAGGATAGAACCGATCTCCTCCAAGCTCAGCAGCGCCGGATCACGGAATTCGTGCTGCAGCGCAGCCATGTTCTCGTCGGCGCGCGCCCGGCAGAATGCTTTCACCTTGCACCATCGGCAGTGATCCCCGGCTTTGAACGTTCCCTCGCCAGCAAAGGCCAGCGCCGCCGCAGGCTTGACGACCGTCTCCGCCCACTCCAGCAGCTCATCGACCCGCATCGTGTCCGTGCTGACACTATCAAGGCGCGGTTGCATGATCGTCATGCTGATCTCACGGATGTCGTACAGGTAACTGTATGCCGACCACGCGCCGAGGCCGTATAGCCGGATCTGCGGATTGCCGGCCGCACTGACCGGAACGCCCTTGCCGTACTTAAGGTCAATGATCTCCATCAGGCCGTCCGCGATCAGGACAACGTCGCCAGTTCCGTATCCGTCCGGCACCCATTCCGTGAAGTCCAGCCGTTCCTCCAGCAGCACGACGGCATCGGAGGATCGGGCTTTTGCGGCCATGAATCGCCCCTCGACCAGATCGACGTATTCCTGCACGGCGCTCTCCATCTCGGGGCAGTAGAGCGGATTCGCTTTGATCTTCTCCAACTCGGCGTCGAGCCGCCTTCTCTCCTTAGAATCACAGATCAAAAGGCGCCGCCGCAGCTTGTTCTCAGCCAGCTCGTGCGCCAGTGTTCCCTCGTTGGCATATTCGCTGCGCTTGTCTGGTATGCTCTCCTGCAGCCGGGCACTCGGCGGGCAGCTGATCCACTGATCCGCCTTGGAGGCGCCCAGCAAAGCATGAGCGCGTTCAGCATGTGCTTGCTGCGTCATTCTGCCAATCCCGCCAATCCGGACATGAACGCGTGCCGCTTGTTCTCGGGCACATCAGAGATTGACTTACTGCCAAATTCATCCAGTAGCGCCTTGATCGCCTTCTTTGCTTCCGGCGTTGTGCCGACTTCCTGCGCCTTCGCCCGCAGTTCGACGACGGTCGGGATCGGTCCGTCCTCGTCTTCCTCGCCGGGACCGGATTCAGCCGGTTCGTTCTTCGGCTCTTCCTCCGCTGCTGCCGCTGCTGGTTTTGCAGCTGCCCGCCCGCGGGGTGCCTTCGGTGCTTCCTGTGCTGCAGCCGGAGCAGTTGCCTGACCGTTGATACCTGCTGCCAAAGCAGACAGTTCCTTAATTGCTTCGCCGGCATTTTCGCCGTTAATTTGAATAAGTACAGACATGGATAATTGCCTCCTTGAATTCCTTATGATAAGATGGACCCGAAAAGGTTTTTAATTTTGTTGCGCAGTCGGCCCGCCAGCCGGCTGTTTTTCTTGCCGTAAAACTCACTCCGCTGTTTCGGAGTCAGGTATTGCATTACTCTGACTTTGGCTTTCATAGGTATGTAACACCTCCCCGATTGTCAGCTTGTTTCGGAAATAGCTGTCCGGCAGATCGCCGTCGCAAGCCAATGCTATGAGCTTCGAAGTATCGCGCATGTAGTTGTTCACCTCCCTTCAATGGTGTTCTCGTTCCACGCAAATCCTGTCAAAGCGTCTACCCACGCGTTGATTTTTTTTTATTACCAGCTATTTACGATTTCTTCGATTGCCTTCAAAGCCGGCTGAGCCAACCACCAGCGCTTGCGATTCTTCTTGCGCTCGTGAATTCTGACTCTTGGGTCAGGTAAAATTTCGTCTTCCAGATAGCGAACGGACATCGACGTCAGCTCGCTAAGCTTGCTGATATCAACCAACAGCAACTGCTGGTTGATTTGCCTCTGCAATTCACGCTCAATGAAACTTACTACTGCCTTTTCATCGATTTCAATGTTGATTTTTGTTGTTTGTAGCAATTTTCTTCACCACCTTCTTTATTCATGATGCAACGTCGTCCGATTGCAAAGTCACGACTAACGATCCGTCGCATACTTGGTAGTCTTTGATGGCGGCCCCGTTTTGAATTTCCATTACGATGGCCTCGAAATACACAAGCAGATCGCTTGAATGGTCGCAGGTATTCAGCGCGTAGGTTGTTTCAGTAAACTTATTAGGCATGCTTCTGCCCCCCTTTCCCTAGCCCGATCAGGTCGAGCAGATCAGCGAATTTATTAGGATAATAATGAGGTGCCGTCTCCCTTGGGTTATTTGGGCTGATGATATTCTTACCGTATACTAACCCAGCATCGGTAATTGACTTAAAGAGCTTCGTTCCGCCTTTGCTGGAAGGGCGTTCCTTTTCTTCGAGCACCCCATGTCCGATGAGTAAAAGGTTAAAAGCTTTGGTTTGAATCGCTACCCCATGTTTCTTGAGCAACTCGGTTGCCGATTCGGTAATTGGTTCATCAGCATATGCTGGAAGTGGGACCTGCAAGCCGTGCTTTTTATTGAAGTCGCCCATTAGCTTGAGCTTTCCACTCTCGGGGAGCCGCAGCATTTCGGAAGCAGCCTCTAAAAAGAAGACCTCTTTCTTAAATTGCAGCAGACCAGGATCGTCGTAACGTGTCGATCGATCGGCTTCAATGTTAAGAAGCTGATCGCGTACTGCCCGGGCTACAAAACTATCGCGAAGCAGCATACCAATTCGGAGCAAGGCACGACGTGGAATGATAGTGAATGATCTAGCCTTTTTGCTAATAATTGCCATGTCCTTAAAGGACATCAGTTCATCGCCGGTTAAAACTTTCAAACCATCCGCTTCCAACTCTTCGCGATTATCCTTTATTAAAGAGTTGACAGCCTCTTTCCCAACCTCGTAGTAACTAGCTGCCATTTCGACACTGACATTCACATCATCCGGTAACAGAGTCAGTTTCTTAACTTTGTCCAGTACATCTGTCCGATTGACAACGGATTCGCGTAACGACTTACTTTCAATTAGAGCGTCGCTTTTGTTCATTTCAATACCTCGCTTTCCATACCAAGCATTTTTGCAATTAGGGGCTTTTGCTTTTCGCCTGGTCGCGTTCCCTTGAAAATCTCTGACACATAAGTGACAGACACGCCGAGTTCCTGTGCTACATCTTTCATTTTGATATTTTTTTGGAACATGATCTTTCTGGCTTCGCCACCGAACTCGGTATAGTACTGCATCTCTTAACCTCCTTCTCCTAATGTTTGTAAAAAACACAGCTTAATTGTTGACATTGAACCGAAAATATTCTATTATCGGTAAGAAGGCATAACCAAATAAACGTCGTTGGGGAACGATTTTTTAAAGCGGGATCCTGTCCATCTGGTTTTTTGTTGCCTTTTTTGCCATAAATTAAGCTGTTGACATCATAATAACCGAAAATATAGATTAGGTCAACAACAACAATCGAAAATATAGATTTTTTTGCAGAGAGGTGTATGAATTATCCTATGAGCATAGTCGAAAATATAAAGAAGTTGTGCAAGGAGCGCGGGACCGCGATTCCTAAATTAGGAGTCGAACTAGGTTTTGGCAATGGTGCTATTTATAACTGGGACAAGAGCTCTCCGTCTATAGACAAAATTCAAAAAGTCGCTGAGTACTTCAAAGTACCTGTCGATGCCGTATTGTATGGCTTCGAACTCACCAGATTTGAAGAGATGTTCCGAATCATCATGAACAAAAGAACCTGCGAACAGTTTGCCGCAGATACTGGCATCGATCTGGACACAGTTGAAAATTATGCAATGGGAATAACCACAGAGCAGCCATCCCTCGAACTGGTTAAGAAAATAGCAAATAGCAATCCATATAAAATGATTGTTGATGACGATAGCCTATTCTCGGCAGCAGGATACCCAGATAAAAATAAATACGAGCCCGAAACCATCGCTGCTCACCATGACGGGGATGATTGGACAGAAGAAGAATTGGAGGATATCAAACAATTTAAGGAGTTTTTGAAGTCAAAACGAAAACATCAGGAGTGACGCCTTTGTTGTATGACAATCTTCTTAGAGAGGCTGAACACCTTGGAATTGACACCTATGAAAAGCCGATGAGCCCAAGAAACAAAGGATTGTACGGTGATAACATAATATGGATTAATAAAATGATTCCAACCAGAGTTGAAAAAGCTTGTGCCCTGGGAGAAGAACTCGGCCACCATCATACTTCGTATGGTGACATCCTAGATCAATCGGATGTATGTGCTCGAAAGCAAGAATTGCGAGCGCGGCAATGGGCGTACTGGCGACTTGTTCCGCTGACCGAAATTGTACGGGCCTATAAAGCCCGCGTTTCAGGGCGCCATGAAATTGCTGAATTTATTGGAGTAACCGAAGCGTTTTTGCAGGATTCTATCGATCGATATCGTGAGAAATACGGGTTATTTGTTGTTTTGGACAAGCAATACACGGTTTATCTTGATCCATTAGGCGTTGCGGAATTATTTCCTGAATCATAACTTTGCTCTTTCTGGGCGCAAAGCTGTTCACATACACCATCTAACCGAACGTACGTTCCAGTTATGGAAAGTGTGAATTGAAGCAGCTTATTTCTGAAAGGAGGTGGCGCCTAACTATTCCGTCCCCAAGAGCGTCTACCCACGCAAAAGGATGGATATGGATGGAACTTCACAAAACGAAACATGATGAAGTGTACTACTATTTTCTGAAAAACGGCGATAAGCGTTATTTGTACCGGCACAAGTATTACGATAATTTGGGAAAGCGGAAAGAGAAGAAAGAGAGCGGGTTTGTAACGGAGAAGGAAGCGCTACAGGCGCTGATAGAAGTAAAGGCCGCGCTACTGAACGGGCAAGTGAAACAGGTTGAGCATAGCCAGATGACCGTATCCCAATGGTTGGATATCTGGTATGAGACGTACAGCAGCGGCTGGGAAATTACATCGAGACTTCAGCGGGAAAACGCCATCAAGTACCAGATGAAACCGCTTCTCGGCAAGTACAAACTCAACTCTCTGGACAAGACGACGTATATCCGGGCGTACATCAATGTACTCAAGCAGAAATACAGCGACAGGACGGTAGCACTATTTCACCGTTTGTTTAAGATTGCGATTAACGCTGCCGTGGAGGATGAGATCATCCCCAGGAATCGTTTCCAAAAAGTCACCGTCGAAATTAACGACGAGCTGGAGAACGTCCTGACAGCGGCGGAACTGGATTTATTTCTGCAAACGGCCAAGCAATACGAGAACATCACGAACTACACGTTCATCCTTTTACTCGCCTTTACCGGCCTCCGCAAAGGCGAAGCGCTTGGCTTGCGATGGAAGCATATCAACTTTGACGAGAAAACGCTGACAGTTGAGTGCACTCGTGACCGGCATGGATGCAGAACGCCCAAAACGAAAAACAGCTACCGTAAGATCCCGATCGATCAGGTGCTGGTTAATCAACTTCTTACTTATCAGCGGTGGTGTGTAGAGACGAAGTTCTCATACGGCATGAAGCTGGATAAGGAGAACGATTTTATCTTCATCTCATATCAGGACGGCGTGCCGATCGCGGAGAACATGGCCTTCTATTCATTCAAGCGCATACTCAGAATCCTCGAAAAAGAAAAAACGCCGATCAGAGAAATCAGCCCGCATGGCCTCCGCCATACACATGCAACCATTCTGATCAATCAGGGGATACCGGTCAAGACAATCGCTGATCGGTTGGGTAATACGCCAGACATGATTCACAATGTGTACGCCCATTCGTTCAAGGAATACGAGTTGAAGGCGGTATCTGCTTTCAGCGGCAGTTTGACATTTGGTGGGGCGAGTGGGGCTGCAAGTGGGGCTAATTGATCGGGCAACGCCCGCAAGCCCTTATATATCAGGGATTTTTGTCGTCAGCGAGTTCTACAGCCGCTAATTTTTAATCATAAAGAGCTGCTTTGCAAACAGGGAAACCTGCTGCGAAGCAGCTTTTTTTGCGCCGTGACTCTGCCCTCCCCTGCCGGAATACCGAAAAAAAGGATGCTTCCGCCGAAGTCGAGACAGACTTGCGGAGCATCCTTTTCTCATATGGCTTACCCTAACTTAATTCGGGCGAATTTGCGTTTGCCGACCTGCACGATTTCGCCGCCCTGCGGCGCGAGCTCAGCGTTCGGATCGTCGATTTTCTCCTCGTTGATCTTCACCGCGCCCTGCTGCACGCTCCGGCGCGCCTCGCTGCCCGAGCTTTGCAGACCAAGCGTAACGAGCAGCTTCACAATGCGGATCTTACCGTCTTCCAGCGCATCCTGCGGCAGGACTACTTCCTGGACATCCTCCGGCAGCGCTCGCTGCTGGAAGACGGTCACGAAATGCTGCTGCGCTTCTTCCGCAGCCTGCTGCCCATGATACATCCGGACGAAGGTGTAAGCGAGCCGCATCTTGGCATCCCGCGGATGAACGGTGCCGTTGCCGAGCCCGTCGCGAAGCTGCTGCAGCTCTTCATTCGAAAGGTCGGTCGCCAGCTCGTAATATTTGAGCATCAGCTCGTCCGGCACGGACATCGCTTTGCCGTAAATTTCATTCGGCTCCTCATCGATTCCGATATAGTTGCCGAGGCTCTTGCTCATCTTCTGTACGCCATCCAGCCCTTCGAGCAGCGGGTTCATGATCGCTACCTGCGTATCGACGCCGTATTCCTTTTGCAGGGTACGTCCCATCAACAGATTGAACTTCTGGTCCGTTCCGCCCAGCTCAATATCGCTCTTCAGCGCCACCGAGTCGTAGCCCTGCATCAACGGGTAGAAAAACTCGTGGATATGAATCGGCTGGCCGCCCGCATAACGCTTGGAAAAATCGTCCCGCTCCAGCATGCGCGCCACCGTCAGCTTGGCCGACAGCTCTACGACATCGACGAATGTGAGCGGTCCAAGCCATTCGGAGTTGTAGAACAGCTGTGTTTTTTGCGGGTCCAATATTTTATAAATTTGCTTCTGATACGTCTCCGCATTGCGTTTAACGTCTTCTTCCGTCAACTGCTTGCGCGTCTCGGATTTGCCTGTCGGGTCCCCGATCCGCCCGGTGAAATCTCCGATGATCAGCTGCACCTGATGGCCGAACTCCTGAAACTGGCGCAGCTTGTGCAGCACGACCGTATGGCCGACGTGAATATCGGGAGCCGAAGGATCAAGTCCCAGTTTTACTTTAAGCGGAGTTCCCGTTGCGACGGAGTTGATGACCTTCTGCTTCAACTCATCCTCAGGTACGATCTCGACGACTCCGCGGCGAATCGTCTCCAGCTGGCGGTTCACCTCCTGCTGCTGCTGCGGTGTCAATTGCTCCCATTTTGCCATTGCTCGTTCCTCCTGCTTGGTCTCTAAATTTGCAATAAAAAAAAGCCTCTCATCCCAAGGGACGAGAAGGCTTTGCTCGCGGTACCACCCTAATTAAAGCCCGGCAAACGAAACGGTATCATAGAAGAAACTGCACTTCCTTCACCGAGGTTCGTTACCGAAGCTTTCACTTCATCGGATAACGGGCTGCTGCCCGATCGGAAGCTACTGACGGGCGGCTGTGACATGCCGTTCCGAGGTTCCCTTCCGCTGCTCCGGACGGTAATTCGGTCTAAGGTTGGCTGCCGGTTCGCACCATCCACCGGCTCTCTGCAAGCTTAATTCCTTATCCTACTAAGTCCATCAATGCATTTCAGCGGTATACAATTATCCCTATTTATATCACAAGGCCAAAACGATTGTCAAACCCCTCGCTTCGCAGCGTCAACCCAGACCGAAGTCAGCAAATCGTCATGGAAGAACAATTTTGCGGCGGTGTGTAGCGGAGTGCTTTTATGCTATAATGTTAAGGAATGTTTTCCAATCAGGAGGAACTCGCTTTCATGGAGAAGGAGACAAAACAAAAAAGGCCAAGATATCAAGTCATCTTGCTTAGAACTGGCAAATATACTCTACATACGATCAAGTGGCTTTTTATCGCCGGTTTGTTTGCGGGGTTGCTGGGGGCCGGCGCCGCTTTCGGTTATGTCAACGCACTGATTAAAGATGATCCGATTCGGAGCAAGGAAGCAATGGTGACGCAAATGCAGGACGACGCCTTGACCGGATTCGTGTATTTCCGCGACGATACGGTAGTCGGCCAGCTGCGTACCGAGGAAGACCGGCGGATGGCGGGCTTGAAGGATATCCCCAAGCCGGTGCTGGACGCCGTATTGGCGATTGAGGACAACGACTTTTATCAGCATCACGGCATAGACCTCAAAGGAACGGTCCGCGCGGTGCTCCAAAAGCTGCTGAATGAAGACATTCAGACCGGCGGCAGCACGATTACGCAGCAGGTCGCCAGACGCGTCTTCCTGACGCTGGATAAAGCCGACAGCCGCAAAGCCAAAGAAATTTTTCTCGCCATGCGCATGGAGCGCCTGATGTCGAAGGATGAAATTCTGCTCGCCTATTTGAACAAAATTCCTTATGGCAACGGCTCTTCAGGCTATAATCTGTACGGCATTAAAGCCGCCGCCAAAGGGATATTTAACATCGACGATCTCAGCAAGCTGAATATTGCGCAAGCAGCCTATCTGGCTGGCGTACCCCAGCAGCCGAGCAACTTCTCGGCCTTCACCAGCAAAGGCGAGGTCGACGGCGCCGCTTTCAAGCGTGCGGTTCAGCGTCAGCAGCTCGTGCTGAAGCGAATGCTGGAGGAAGGTAAAATCAACGAGCAGCAGTACCAGGAGGCGCTGCAGTTCGACTTGAAGGGCTCGCTTGCCGAGCGTGTTAAAAAAGCCTACTCCACCTACCCTTTCCTTATGATCGAGGTGGAGAAAGAAGCGGCCAAGGCGCTGCTGTCAGTCCAACAGCCGAAGCTGGACCCACAGGCCAACCCGGAGACGTACAGCGAGGCGCTGAAAAGTGTACAAGCCCAACTGTCCCGCGGAGGCTATCACGTGTATACGACGATCGACAAAGACATCTATGAGTCGATGCGCAACATCGCGAAGGACGAAAATAACTTTACTCCTGACGATAAAGTCAAAGGAACCGAGCAAATCGGCGCCGTAATGATGGACAGCAAAACCGGAGCCATTCTCGGCATGATGGAAGGCCGCGACTTTTTCAAGGAGCAGCTGAATCACGCGACGCAAGCGCTCCGCCAGCCCGGATCGACTATGAAGCCGATTGCCGCTTATTTGCCTGCCATGGAGAAGGGCGCTATACAGCCCGCCTCCGTCATCGACGACGTCCCGATCATTCTCAAGGACGGCAGCAGAGGCTTTCACATCCCGGAAAACTGGGACGACGGCTATCACGGACTCATCACGGCCAGACGGGCGTTAAACCAGTCATACAACATTCCGGCGATCAAATTGTTCGTCGATGTCGTCGGCATTAAAGAGGCATGGGAATTTGCTAAAAAGATGGGGATCGTTTCCATTACCAAAGACGACTATCAAGCCCAGACGGGCGTTATCGGCGGTTTGAAATACGGAGTAACGGTCAAAGAGCTGACCAATGCCTACGCGACGATCGGCAACAAGGGCGAGTTCAATGAAGCGTTCATGATTCGAAAAATTACCGATTCCAACGGGAAAGTCGTCTACGAGCATCAGCTTAACCCGACAACCGCCTTTTCCGAGCAGACGGCTTACCTGATGACCGATATGATGCGCACCGTCATTACGTCCGGTACGGCAACCGATCTGATGAAAAATTTCAAGCACTACGGCAAAATTCCGATCGTCGGCAAAACCGGCTCGACCCAGGACGACGCCGATGCTTGGTTTATGGGCTACACGCCGGACATTACGCTGGGCGTCTGGGCCGGGTATGACCAGCCGATTCACAAGCTGAGCAAGAAAACCGGCGGAACGAACCGGGCCAAAAATATTTTTGCACTTGTTTTAGATGACGCGATTAACAAAGAGCCTGATCTGTTCCCGACAAAAGAGTTCAAGCGGCCGGATAATATCGTCGAGGCGACCGTGTCCAGCCTTTCCGGTAAGCTGCCGAGCGAGGCGACTTCAAAGGCGGGCAAGCTCGTCACGGACGTATTCAATAAAAAATTCGTTCCGACCGAAGAAGACAACGTCATGGTAAGCTTGCCGATTATTACGTATAACGGAATCAATTATATCGCACAAGACGGAACGCCAAGCGAATTTGTTCAACAGAAGAGCGTGATCAAGCGGGAAAAGCCGCTCGGACCTTTGTTTAAAGAGCTGGCGAACGCTATGGACAGAGTCAAAGCGGACCGCCGCCGCAGCCTCGATTTTTATCGTCCGAAGGATTATCAGGACGATGCGCCTTCCGAGACCGATCCACGGGCGGACGACGGAAATCCGCCGGCAGCGCCGACAACGGTCGTCGCGACTCATGCGGGCGACACCAGCATCATCACGTTCCAAGCGAGCTCAAGCGCCGATACCGTCGGCTACCGTTTGTACCGTTCCGTCAATCACGGACCGTACCAACGGGTAAGCAAAGTCGTGATAGCCGGCGACGAGGCGAAGTTTACGGATTCCGTCAACGGAGGAAACCTGTACGGTTATTACGTGACCGCTGTCGATGTGGCCGGTAACGAATCCGTACCGAGCAAAGCGGCTTACACGGACGGGACGTCCGTCGATCTATCGTCGCTCCCCCCGGATGGAGGCCAAAAGACCGCTCCGGAGAGCAAACCAAGCGATGGAAAAAATAACGAAGGTACAGGCGGCTCGGGAATGGGCACCGGCTCTGAACCGAATAAGGAACATGGCGCCGGCAACGACTCTACCGACCATGGTGATCAGACACCCGTCAAGACGCCTCCGGCTGCGCCTTCCGGCTTGACGGCCAAGTCTACCGGCGGAGGTGTCGAGCTGAGCTGGAAGGATAATGCCGGCAAAGAAAAGGTTAAGGAATACACGGTATACTATAGCGAAAAAGAAAACGGCAAGTTTGAGAAAATCGGTACGGTAGCAAATGCAACGCAATTCAAGTACTATGCCGTCTCCTATGACGGCTATTACAAAGTATCCGCCACAAACGAGTTCGGCGAATCCAAGCTTTCGGCGGCGGTGAAGTTCAAGAAATAGCAGCAGTGAAAAAAGGGATACGGACCGATTGCGCGGTTCGTATCCCTGAGCTTGTTGAGAAACCCGCTTCGCGTAGAAAATTCTCAGCATACGATGGTGGGGTATATCCCTCCAGCCGCTCTTAAAACCCGTGAACTTGATTAGAATTAGCGGTATTTTCACGGGTTTCAAAGTATTCCTGTAAG